CGGCATATTCTGTAAACGACCCGCAACAATATCTATGACAGACTGCTTATTCTGCGCCTCGGTCAATGCCATTGCGACTCTTATCGAATTTAGCTTCCTAGAAGCTCTTCGAGCTCTCGCGCTGTCAAAATATTCAGAACTGGCATTTGCGTAACTGGCCCAAATGTCGTCTAGCGTATCTCCAAGCCTTTCGATCGGTCCGCCAGAAGAGCTGAGCTTCCCAAACATTGACACGATGTATACCGAATCGTCCCAGTGTTCCGACGGTATATCAATATAAGAATAGAAGGCACCAAGACCATCAACACCCTCTGAAACTTCATAGTACTCGACCATGTCGCCAAGCTTATTGTTGCCAATCTGAACAAAGCCTGGACGCTCCCTACTACCAAAAACAGGATGAGACGCCAGTAAGATTCTAGCAACCTTCCCTGAGTCTAGGTATGCGACGATCGGAACGGGGACCCTTCTACACATACCATATATGACAGGGATGGCTCTGGATCGGGTTCCCTCTGGGGAGTCAGGAAACCTCTTATCATCACCAACAGAAGTCGCGGGAAACTGCGTGTCCACTTTCTTGAAGGCGGGTCCCGCGTTGATAGAAACAATGTGTTCCTCAACATCGACCTGTATCGACGTGACAACCCCCTTAAATGCTGTGTAGCATTCGTCATAATACCTGTCATCGAAGACAAGCTTGCACTCGACAATGGAGTCTATGATCTTTCCGCCAGAAGCTATGTGAGAAATGGCGTCGAAATCCGACAAGGATATTGCAAACTGCAGACTACCAGATGAAACACCTGTACCTATAAAGTCAACGGACCTCGCTGGTGGAGTCACCCCGTTTACAGGCACATCGAAGATCATTAGATTCTGATCGACTTCATTGTCAACAATATGGACCGGACCTTCTGTGGTCATGTTTATGTAGAATCCACCTAAGTGCATCCTTACAATGGTCGAGAAAGGCTTCATCCCACCACCACGCCACTTTTAGTTTGCTTGATTGGAACCACCCTTGCCCCAGGTGTCTCAATTTTCCTGTCAGGGGACATCACTCCACCCCTTCCAGATCCCAGCACACACCGAACCCCGTTGAAGCTGACAGCCTGCCTGCCAAGACTCCTGTCCCTTGCGTAGCTAATCGCCTCTTCTTGCCAAAAAAAGTCTCCCGCAACAAGCTTGGGTTGAGACAATCCACAAAGCTGATACACGTCCCAAAGCATCTTACCTGATACAATCTTTCCGCAAACTAGGAATTTCTTCTTCTGCCTCCTCTTCATCTCTTTCAGTTGAGACTCCGAAGACACGTTCATATGGACAACCTCGCGCCTCATCATGTGTGTAAAACGTTGTAAGTACTCAAGGGCATGCGCCCTCATCTCTCTTCTCGTCTTGACTCCCATGATCTAGCTCCTTAAGGCTCTCATAGCAATTTCAATAATCTTACGAATCTCCATTCGGTCTGCCACGCTAGATGACTTCGCAAGAGATCTTAATGCGGAAATCTTTGCATCCAGACTCAGGCTAATCGAGTCCATTATCTCGTTGGCTGAGTCGATGGCAGACCTTCTTGCGGGGTCGCTAATCTTAACTCTTTGAATCTGTCTTGACCTAAAATCCTGAAGACTCATCTCCCGTGTGGACCCTCCTGCAGACTCTACCAGGGTGAGCATCCCGTCCGCCACCTCGGTGACCATCACAAGTCGCCCGTTTCTAAGAAAAAGGTCGCCCTTTTTAACTCGGATTCCACGCTGTGACCTCTGCAAGATCTTGCCTACCTTACGAAGCATTGTAAACATACCTCCTTAAGGAGTCTAGACCCCTTGCGACCCCCTGTGCAGTCGATTCGCCGAAGACAGTAATTAGATAGGTGGACCGAACCCTAGACACTTGCACCATGACCCCGTCTGAAGACTCCGACTCTGCCAATATGATGACCTTTACATGTCCACCAAATTTTTGAACCATGTCCTCCTCTAAGTCTGAGAATATCTGCGAGACGCTTTCGCAGTCGGCGGCCTGTCCGATTGCAAGCAACGTGAACCTCTCAGACTGAACCCAGCTAAAGGTTTTGCGAAACAGTATTGCTACCAAAAGTCTAAAAAACATCATGACACAACAGGCACGCCAATGACGCTGACCCCTTTTGCGGAATTTATGCCGTCAATCAAAGAGTGCACATCATCCCTCTGTCCATAGATAAAGAAGCCATTTCTCAGCAGGTCTAGAAGCCCGTCTTCACCAAAGGGAAAAAGCTTCACGTTGGTAAGCTCGAGCTCTTTGATAGACTTGAGAGCCTGTGCGTATCCAGCCAGCGTACCTTGGGCGCCATCTCCGATTACGCTATAGTACACTAATCCATAATTAGACATCCGACAAAACCTCAAGGGACTCAGAAACAAATTCGTCGATAATATCAGTCAAGTCAGACATAGATACACGAGACAAGGTGCCCCCATCAATGCTGTTGTCATCAAACTGGTCGTCAAAGTTAGGTGTTCCCGCCAATAGCCCTGATATAACGCCACCGAGAGCAATGGTTTCAGGCAGAAACACCTGTAGGCGTATGAGGGTATCATCTATCTTTGATCGGAGCTCATCTCTCGCCCTGACAACTGGCTCTAAGTCTGCAACGTCTCCCTCAGATACCCTTCTCGAAGCAAAAGCCTCTCGCAGTCTTAAGTCCGATATCTCAACAGCCTCTATTTTTGTTGGAGCCCTGAGATCACCGGCCGCCACAAGCGGACCGAGTCCAAACTTAGATGGAGCGAAGATTGATTCAACGCCTGGACGAATGGATAGGCTGCAGCAGCACCAGTGCCCACACTTCGTGTGACCCATTCCAGGCACTGTGGGCAGGTCCTCTGCGAAGTACGGTCCCGATGCGGCAATCGCAACACAGTCGCTACAGTGCTCACACTCGCCCAACCTCCAGTACACGAGGTCTTTCGGCTTGCTGCCCATCAGTGCGCCGAGGTTATAGTATCCTTTAACACTTTGACCATACAGTATAGAACGATTTACAAACGACATCCTGCCCTTCTTGCTGGGCACTCCTTGCAAATGGTCCTCTGCGAACCCTCGCAAAAATTTACTCTGATCGACAATGGTCTTCTTTAGTCTGGGGTAGGCCTTGAGCAATTCCCTGTTGCTTCGTGGGGTAGACACGGTTCTCAGTGCAAGTCCTTTTCTAAAAGAAGATATCGCAGACACGGTCAAAGCGCCCACCCATGCCGAGAGCAAGAAGGAAAGCACCTGCTCTCCAGGCTCACCGTCGTCAAGCTTCCTGTGTGCCTCTTCAGCCGCAGAATATAATTCTGCAACAAGCCCATCCTTTTCAGACTTCGTCGCGCCACCAGATTGATCTGTCTCGGACTCGTTGAGGGCACAATACATTGCCCTCGCCCTCATCATGGGCGCCACAGACCTCTTATCAATCAACTCTTGCATCTTCTAAAATCCCTTGGATTATGTCTGCCTGATCGTACATCATCCTCGCACGATCTTTGGCCACCGAGATCTCATTTGTGATAGATTCAGATGTCTGAATTGGATTGTTTGTAATCTCATCAGCCTCTGAGGGCGACATTCGCAGAATGTTCCTAAACACCCAGTTGGGGTCCATCGAGGCATTGTTAATAAGGTTTGCCGCCGTGTCGGCGCGAAGCTTCCAGACCTCGGCACGCATTCTCTGATCGAAAGCAGACACCTCAGGCATCTTGAAGGCAAACTGATTAGTATCAACCTTAAAACCAGCAGCGAAGCAGGCCCTCTCCAAAACATCCTTAGCCATCGCGCTGACCTCGTTCTGGCGCCGAGTAACAGTGTGAATGAACTGCTGGGACTGAACCTCAACCGTCGATCGAGCATTCACATTCCTCTCCAGCCCGCAAAGTGCCGCAGGGACACCCGTTGCCACAAAGTAGGACTCCTGAAGAAACTGCTGAAAGTTGACAAGTTGATCTAAGTCTGCACTTGGCTCATTGTGAAAACTGGGTTGGTCCGTGCCAGCACGGTACGGATAAACGGTGTCCTCGAGTTCTAATGCTGATGCGATTCGGTGGTGAAGGAGTCCGTCCTTATCAAAAAACTCATCTCTCCACCCACCAGTCTTCAGTTTGTCGATGTAATCGTTAATCTCGTCTTCTTTGATTCCAGCAGGCACAGGTAGGCTAACGGTCTTTCGACTTGATGCCCTGAGTATGGCCAGAACTGCAGTGACGTCGAGGGTGCTTTGTGAAATTCGCCACAACTTCCTGGCGCTGTGCCAGTTGCTTCGACCATATTTAAATCCTCGAGGACGGTCTGGAGCATAATGTATAACCTGCCATGGGCTAAGAATGACTGCACGCTCCTTCGCACCATAAGAGTAAGATGACTTCTGCTGCATTCTGACTCTGAACGCATTCATTCTGCCGTAAACATCCCAGACCACATCGGTGCAATCCGGCTTCAGGTACTGAGAAGAAACCAGCCTGTCTTTAGTGTAGACGAGCTCACTGAAACTGTCGCCAAGATGCATGCCCTCCCTAAAAACCTCGTACATCAAAGACGGAAGCCTCATGGATCTGTATGCAGACTCAATCACCTCACGAGCTCTCACGTCGATGCTGTCACTGAAGACGAGCGTAGGCCCATCCTCCTTACCTTTCGCCCCTATCCCGTTGTCGCCTGAAAAAACAAAGTGGCTGAGAACGTCTAGAGATGTCGTTAACTCTGGGACCTCATCAGCCATTTGCCTTAAGTCGGTATATCGTCGGTCTCTGCGATCGTCCTTGAAGTCTCTAACGAGACTGCCTCGAGACATTGCGGTTCGAGCCCTACGAACCGAGGGGTTGTCCGCCAAAGAGGTCTTGCTCATATCAACTTGATTGATTCCAAGCTGTGAACTGATTACCTCTTCGCTACCGCGAACGAGACCCGCTGCCCGCCGAACAATATTCCTGACTATCGGGCTCATGGTTTGCTTGTCGTCAGACATGATGCACCCCTATCATTCTAAGTACTTATCGTTGTTAAGCCAACCATACCATTTTCGGGACTGGATTCCGAGTTCGTTAGACGCAACAGACCTTGCTTCGACCTCTAGGGGGATCATTTCGTATGCAATCTTTACGTCTTTATGCTTGATAAGCATATAGAGCCAACTCCCTAAGTAGACGATAGGAAAGAAGATAAAACCCAGCTCGATGTATTGGCGAACATGCACAGACTCGTGAGTCCTGAGCCGAGCAGTATCCCTACTGGGACGAATAAAAACAAAGATCCCAATCGTTATAGCGGAGATTGGAAACAGCCAGCCAAGCAGTTGTGGGATCAGGTCTCCTCTAATAAACACACCGTTCATATTTACTCCAAAAAAAAGCCCCCCAGGAAGACTTCCTCCTGAGGGGCTTTTCAATCAACTCACCATATCAGGTGATCGTTACCTTAGCGTACATGCCAGGACGAAGAAGCTTGTTAGCATAACGAGTGGTTGCGCCAACGGTTACACACGCCTTTGCTGGGTCTCGGAATGTGCCGAGGTCAGTCAACGGGATGTATGTCGCGTGAACGAATCCAGTCTCGTCAGCAGCATCAGACTTGACGCCTAACAACAGCGTATCATCCTGCATGAAGCTGTACTTGTAAAGCTTGTATCGCTCGTTTGCTACACCGAACAGGTTGCTGTGCTGGCTGATTTCGCCTTCGCCTGCAACTGGTCGAGGCACAGCGTCTCGAGAAACGATGCTGAAATCTTCAAGCTTAAGAAGTCGATTGATGGCATCTGGGTCGCCAGCAATCCAGTTGGCGCCACGTCGTCCGTCAGCATGCTTGAAAATGCCGTTGTCTGCATCTTGAATCTTCTCATAGAGAACTCGTGCGTATACTCGTGGGTCAAGGCTTTCGTATACGGAACCACCAGGGATAGCTGAAGCAAAGGTCACGGTCGTGCCAGCGCCAGCGATAAGAAGTGCAAGAACTTCAGCCTGAATCTCTCGAGCCATCTGGATGCCGATGAAACGACGAATCTCGTCGCCAAGGCTAAGGCTGTACTGAGAAGCAGCGTCTTGCTCTGCCATGACTGAGAACTGACCCTGAAGTCGCTTACAAGCAGCGTTTACGGTGCTTACAACGACGTCAAAATCAACACCGTTTGATGCGGTGCATTCCGTGGGACAGTCAGCATAGTCTGGGTCCATGACCGTCTTGAAGGCAGTCCCAGCAACATTTGTAACTGCGTTATTAGCATCTAAAAGCGTACCGTCATCTGTCTGCTTGAAACCCATGGTCTGGATGTAAGCAGAAGGACCGCTCATGCTTCGCATGCTGATAAGCTGGTCAATGGTGAATCGCTCAAACACGTCCCGAACGATTGCAAGAGTTTGCGTGGGCAGACCCTGAACCGAGTGGGTGTTGCTGATATCGGCCTGAAGAGTGCCTTCAGTCAAAAGCTTTTTAGCGCCCAAGAACTGTGCGTCACCATAGAAGTGGTGACCCAGCGTTCCATTGGCACTGCTGTTTTCAAGAAATGTTGCTTGGTTTTGCAGGTTGTGTGCAATCCAGCGACGTTTTTCTACATTATCGATTCCCTCTAGAATCGGCGCCCACTTTTCTTCGATACGCGGTGCCGCAACGCGAGGATCTAGGATACTCTGCATTTTTCATGCTCCTTTATTATGGACCGACCCTCTCGGTTATCGATCGTTGGGTTTAGCTAAGATTCGCTCAATCTTAGTCAGATAACTTTCTTCAATGATGCCTGGAGCCTCTACCTTGTCTTCTTCAGACTCGGTCGCCTCAACGAGGTCATCAGATGCGTCAACGGCAACAACTCGAGCAACGCCAGAAGCGTCTACAGACTTTGAAACTGCGGATTCCACAAGGGCAGACAGTCGTTGCGACCAGACCTTAATCTCATCCGCAGACTCGATTCGACCCTCCGAAACAAGTGCTTCCACTTCCTTGCGAATTTCGTCACCGTGGTTCATGCCCTCAACAGACTCATCAACAGCCTTGCGAGTAGCCTCTGCCTTCTTCTTTGCCTCGATTTCTTCTGTCAAGGCACACAGGCGATCCTCGAGCTCCTTGTTGGCTGCTTCTGCCTCTGCCAATCGTACCCGATCAACCTCTGCCTGCTCTGCAACCTTCTTGATCTCTTCAGCAAGATCATCTCCGTTTGCATTGCCGGCCGAATCAAGCACAGCAAAAAGCTGTGAAGCCGCAGCGAGCTGCTCAGGGCTCAACTCAGGGGCGTCGTCTTTGGACTCTTCGACTGTGATGACCTCTTCAGGAGCAACTTCCTCGGCACAGGTCTCAACAGACTCCTCTACCTCGGACGTCTCGACGACCTCTTCTTCTACCACCTGAGACACCTCTTCAGCTTCAACGACATCTGGCGTCACGGCGACTTTGTTCTCTTCTACCATGTCTTCCTCCGTAGGATTTGACGACTCACCAAGATGCCCAGACTCGACTAGTCGAGCCAAAGCCTCCTGGCATTCAGTTGTCGCCGCTTGAAAATGAGTGCCCGCTGAAGGCACCCGAACTAAATCATAAGTTAGCAATGAGAACTCTTTGACCTCATTGACGTCTTTACCCAAGTGCTTTCGATTCGCCTTGTAGTATGGACTGTCCTCATCAATTGTGTGGAGCTCCTGCATGCCCGTGCCTCGAGAGCTCGTCCCTACAGGCATACCAGCGTTATATAAAGTCAAAACGTCCCTGCCGCTCTGCGTATTAAGGATCGCGAATGATCCTGAAGCCATGGCAGTGTTCTGATCCTCATCCACATCGACGTAAACCTCCTTGAGTTGCACAGGCACATCGAAAGTGGGACCACCCATCGGATGTCCGAGCTCACCCTCGACAAAACCTTCTTCGACTCTCTTTGCGAGCTTGTTGTTTTCTCGGATGAACTCATTGACGTCATAAATTCTGTTATTCATATTTACGACACCGCCCCTACCAAGCTCCGCCTTAATCACGGCAAGATAGAGATCCGTATCAAGCCCCTTGTCTTCTGCAGACTCAAGGACGGTGTCACGCAATACGTTTGATTCTGTAAATGTTTTTCTCATGGTATATTTATCTCACATCTATGTTTGAGAACTCAAACAATAATATAATCGAATACTTACTACTCGTCACGGATACTGAGCGATATGGCTGAAGGCACGATGTCCAGACCCTTACCGTCATGCCCAATTTGAAAGGATCGTTTGCGTACCCATCGACCATTCCTCACATGCATCATCTGCTCAAATGACTCTAGGGCACTCTTTAGCACGACATCGGGGTTAGACCCGCGATATACTTTATATATTGCAGATATGAGAGTGTCTAGCATACGTCTTTCTTCCGAGTATAGACTAACTCCCTTGAAGACAAACGGGGTCTCAGGTCTCATTCTGAATCCTCTCCGCTATGAGGGAGTACTTGCCGTTTCGGAAGTCAACCATATCCATGGATAAAAGTTCTATCTGGCGTTCGAATTGTGGATCTTTTTTCTCCCCCTCGTACCTTCTCGATGACAGCAGCGCGTCCGCATGCCTCTCAAGGTGAGCTCGAGACCTTGTTTTTGTCCCATCAGGAAAGCCAGAGAAGTCAGTCTGCCCGAACCTTGCCAGAGCGTTTCTAAGTCGAGGTATATCAACACTGTCGTGTTCGTCTGGATCTTTCGCAGACTTTACATGGTGTGGAAGCTTTGACTTGCTTGATAGAAAATTGTCGTCTTCGTCGAAGAAGGCTGTTGGTTGATATGCGGCGGATGGAAGATCCTTTCTTTGATCAGCATTCGGGCTCTCAACACCCTCCTTGTATCTGGAGCTTTTTTTGGGGTGAGACTTGGGCAGCAGATCGTTGTCTGTAACATATGCGGACCTCTTTGGCTTAAGGTTGGCCAGCAAGTATAAAAAGGCATTCACTCGAGCCATCGCCCACTGAGCCCTCGACGTAACATTGGGTCTATGGCTGGTGCTAAACGCTCCAGCTCCACGCAAATACACTTTTTTCAGCATCGAGGGTGTCACCCTCTTTCTTTTGTCTTTTCCATGCTTTTCGTTGTGACCGTCAACTTTGTTCTGGATTGCCTTCACCGTTGAAGCAGACAGGCGAATCCCCTTCCCAGAGGTGCCTGCTCGACCAGTATTCCTGCCGCCTTTTATCCTGTCGCTTGGAGGCGCAGGAGTTCTCGCACCCATATTCTCTTTGGCGTCAATTTTATTTGCGGCCTTGTCGATCCACCTCTTACCTTTACCGTTGCCACTGTCGCCCCACAACAGCCACGCAACATACGCTGGGGAATACTTTGGTGGGTCATCCCATTTCGCGGGAGACTTCATCCTAGATCTATCGAACCTGTGCCTTGCGAGCCAAGCGGAGGCTTTCTTAATCTTCTCATCTGACCAAGAGCCCGAGTTTACAGCCCGTCTGGCTGCAGAAACGGTAGACGGACGGAGGCCGTCCCCAGACAACCCCTTAGAGTGGAGCTCGAGCCCCTTCTTTAAGGCAGATATTACATAATACGGAAGCTTTCTCATAACACCCTCACTGATATAATAAATATATTGTATTGTGAGTTTGGAATCGAGGCAGGATTTAGGAAGTAAGTTCCTTCATCACCACAATCATGCTCTCAAGAGTTGATTGATACGCCTTGATGACAGCATTTCGAGAGTCGGCAACATCTGACGCATCCTGAATGTCCTTGTTCGCCTCTTTAATTGTTCCCTTCAGGATCTCGTTTTGAGCCTGCAGGGCTTTCTTTTCAGCAGATACTTTCAGCAGGCTCTCTGTGGTGCCCTGAAGGGTTGAAATTGCCTTTGTTAGCTTTTCGTTTAGTTCAACCACAACACCGTCTGCTGACCCTTGAGTGAGGAATGAGAGCAGAGCAACCCCTCGCCTCTCAGCAACGGTCTCACCAGCGCAATCCGAGGCGAGATTATCGAGCCTTTCTAGGCTAGTCTTCGTTAGACGAATCTGTGCCGTCTGCAGAGGCTCCGTGACCTTTAATTTCGCCTTCTTCCTGTTCTTCAGTGGACTCTTCTTCAAACTCAATGTCATTCTCCCTCAAAAGTCTTTCGTATGTATTCACCTTGTCCTGAAGCACGGTCAAGATCTTCTGGTACTTGGTTACCGTCTCGGATAGTCCTCTCGCAACACTTAGAGACTTGGCAAGCCTGTTGATTATTGCGTTCCCCCTTGCAATTGGAAGCGATAGGACATTTCCATTCAAGTCTCTTGCTCTGGACAACCCCTTAACGAAGTCTGGAGGAAGGACTATGGTGTACCTACGCCATCCGTTTGGATCAATCTTGTTTTTGGGCGACTTCTTTTTCATAAAACCCTCCGAAACAGGGAGAGTGTAGTCGAGTGGGATGTAATATGGAAGATGTTTGGCGGGCTAGTTTTTGTTTATCAGATCCCGAATCGCAGCAAGCGTTGCTGATTGCTCCCTAAGGCTCTCCACAATATGCTCGTAGACCTTTTCGATTCGCTCGTCATACCTTTTGACGACCTTATCGTATCGATCCCGAATGCCCTCTTCTGCCTTTTGGTGCTCCAGTTCCTGCTTATGCAGTTGGTCCGTAAATTTTTCCAACAATCCGTCAAGCCTCTTTTGAAGCTGTTGGTTCATGTAGAAAAACGCAGCGGCCATCACGCCGAGTGCGCCGAAATCTAGCAATGCTGTAGAAAGTGCATCCATAAAAAAAACGAGGCAGCCCCGCCCTCGTCCATGAGGGCGGGCGCCTTCTCCTTTCCTTAGTCGATTACTGACCAGCAGTGTACTGCGCTGCTGCTGTTATCGTGTGCTTCAACAAGCATCAGTTTCACAGCCTGATAGGAACCATCAAGAGTCAAAGATGCGCCTTTACCAGACGCATTCTCAATCTGCTCTTGACCACCGCCACTAGCAGTTGGCGCCGCAATGACCAAGCTCGCGCCTGACCCCATGTCGCCCTTGATCTTGATTCCTACGATTGCTCCAGCAGTCGCACCAACCGAAGTCGGAAGGTTAAATGTTCTAGCAGCGCCAGCACCAGACATGTCGAAAACATATTGAGGTTGCAACGCCGCGAAGTTAGCTGGAGATGCGGGGTTGCTGCTTGTAACGGTCTGAATGGCACCGCTGCCGCTCAGATCAACACCCATGTCTGAAGCCTTGCCCTTATTAAGACCAAGAGATGCTCTCGCGTCAGAACCAGACTCTGCAACAAAGTTGCTGCCATCACCAACGATGAACGCGCCATCTGCTGGAGTTAGCCCGGCCACGTCTGCTAACTGAGCATCATAAGCCTGAACGTCAGTTCCGATAACAAGACCGAGAGACGAACGAGCTGTTGCGCCAGACTCCAAAACAAAATTGCTGCCATCGCCAACAATGAAGTTAGCATCAGTTGGGCTCAGAGCAGCGATATCTGCAAGTTGTGCATCGTAAGCCTGAACGTCACTACCAATGGCAAGACCGAGGGCGGTGCGTGCAGCAGATGCGCTTGTGGCACCAGTACCACCATCGCCAACTGCAAGAGTACCTGTGATTGAACTAGCACCAAGGTCAACAGCAAGCTCTGAAGACTCAATTACAACACCACCGTTAGCCTTAAGGTCTGCGGAGATGGTGTTGCCGCTCTTCTGAATACCGTCACCAGCAGTAAGTTGACCTGCGCCAGAGAACTGCGTGAAAGACAGGGCTGTGCTGTCTAGGGTGATTGCATCGTTGGTTGTTAATACAAACCCAGCGTCAGAGTTGCTGGTGCCTTCTGCGACGAAGGTAAAAGCACCTGCCGTGATCTTGTCGCTGCTATCAAAGTCATCAGCACGAGTCAATACCGCAGCCACGGGAGATCCACCAGAACCAGAGGCGAAGAAGTCAATGTCCCCAGCACTGTGAGCCGAACCAAAGTCCGATCCAAGGTTGAAGGACGGAGTCGCGTTGTGTGAATCGTCTTCGTCAAATTCAACAGTAATTGAAGTGTCGAAGTTATTAACGTCGGCAGTAACTTTCCAGTACCATTTATTGCTGGAGGAGTCCGCGACCTCGATATAGAAGGGTGCGCTCAAAGTGCCGCCTTCCCATCCCGAATATGAGATTGGAGAGCTCGACGTCTTGATGCTAATGCTCGTCGTATTTTGGTCAAGCGTTCCAGTCAAAACGTCGTCGAGGGAAAACTCTGGGCCTGCGCTCTTCGGCTCGTATACATCAATGCCAGAAATATAAGCACCGATGCTGATTGCCGATGTCGTAGAGTGCGAAGCGACCAGCCCCTTGCCGTCGAGAGGTAGGGTCGCAGCTGATCCACCGCTAAAGGAGAACCCCGCTGGGTCCGCCGTCATGCGGTACGCGACGTTGCCGCCACCGGACTTGATAACGATAATCGACCTGTGGTCGATCTGAAAACTCGCGCCCGAATAGCTCGACCAAGTCAAAGACGTGGTACTCGCGTCGAAACCGGCCGACGTGTTAAAGTTCGTCGTGCTGATATTGGTGCTTACAAACGAGTTGTACTGATAATCACCGTCGGTGAAAGCCGAACTGGTATTAGGTCCCGTCCCTGAACCAGCAGCACCAGCAGTGGTCACCTTGTAGATGCCGTTGTTGGATCCCGTGCTCTGGTCCTTCACCAAGATGCGGTCGTTGAGGGCGGTCTCGACGCCATCGACAGAGAAAACGCCAGCAGATGAAGCGGTGAGTGTCTTCGCGCTAGAATTGTAAGACGCGGAAATGTGTGCCGTCGAAGCAACTCGCACAGACTCCTTAACATCGAGACCGGCCTTGGTGGAGTCAACGTAAGCCTTCGTCGCAGCATCTTGGTCTGCAGTTGGGTCTGCGAGACCAGTGATCTTCTGGGAGTTCATCGCCAAGGCGGCAGACTGACCAGAAAGAGAAATGCTCGTGAAGGCTGGGCTATCGCCAGTGCCAAGACCCAAAGAGGTTCTTACTGTGGCGCCACTCTCTGCGACGATTGCTCCGCTGCCGTCGCCGACCAAGAAGTCTCCGTCAGAAAGACTTAGTGCGGCAATATCAGCCAATTGGTCGTCGAACGCTTGAACGTCAGTGCCAATTGTTAAACCAAGCGAAGCTCTTGCCGTAGCACCACTCTCTTGGACAAAGTTGCTTCCGTCACCAACGATGATGTGTCCGTCAGTTGGCGTGAGCGCTGCGATGTCAGCAAGTTGAGCGTCATACGCCTGAACGTCAGATCCGATGGCGAGACCTAAATTGGTTCTGGCGTCCGCTGCAGAGCTTGCGCCTGTACCACCGTCTGCAACCGCGAGGTCTGTAATCCCGGCGATGGCACCACCTGAAATAGAAACACTGCCACTGTTTTGCGTAGCCATTGAGCCCAAGCCTAGAGAGCTTCGTGCTGTGGCGCCTGACTCTAGAACGAAGTTTGAACCATCGCCGACAATAAAGTTGGAGTCTGTTGGAGAAAGCCCCGCGATGTCAGCGAGCTGTGCATCATATGCCTGAACATCAACACCGATCTCAACACCCATCGTAACACGCTGAGCAGCCGCATCGGCATCGTCAAGAAGCGCCTTACCAGCAGCGGTAAGATCGTAAGTTGCGGCACTGCCGGACCCAGTAAACTGAATACCCTTGTCAGCCGCACTTGTCAGTGCTGCAAGAGCGTCAAGTTCCGCATCATGCGCCTGAACATCACTGCCGATGGCAACACCAAGATTTGTTCTGGCGGTGGCTGCGTCAGCCAGGTCAGACAGGTTGCTCGCCTTTACTAAAGCCAGAGCCTTTACTCTGGCTTCATTGGCAATCTTGTTGTCGTCGTTCGTTAACCCGCCAGATTCTGTAACACTGTACAACTTGGCTTTTGTATCATACTTGTGAAGAAATAACCCTTGGGCCATATTTCTCTCCTTAAGGCTTGGGCCCTAAGGGTTGTCCTCAGGGCAGGTTTAGTTAGAGAGCCACCTGCTCCCATCAGAATAAATAAACAGTCCTGCGAAGGGGTTGTCGATGACGACAGAGGATAAGCCTTCGATTGTTCCACTGTCAGGAACAACGGTGATTGCGTTCGCAGGTGATTGCCCAACTGCGTCCTTTATGAAGACCTGAGACCCTGCCGCAACCGTACCGATCGCCGGCAAGTTAATTGTAATCGCCCCCGCAGTTGAGTCCACGGATATCAGCATGTCCTGAAACTCTGGAACACTATAGGGAGACTGGGAAGCTGTTAGATTTACAGTTATTTTCGCGACTTCTGAGCCTGAGTCAGTATCCCTAAAATTCGCTAAAACGACAGCAGATGTAGATCTTGGACTCCTCAATAGAGACCTTGCCCAAGACCTTCCAGAGGAACCCTTGGATGAGGGAGACTTTACGCCACCCTTAATAGACTGCAGCCAACTTGACACTACAGATCCTCCTCAAAAGTGATTGACGCAATACTGAATACTGGAGCCGGACGAGAAACAACTGAACCAAACGGGCTTGCAGGCAGCGGCAAGTCTGATATGGATGACTCCTTTTGGACCAGAACATCCTTACAAACATACCCCTCGTGCCCTAGTTCGCCTACGGAAACCAGCCTTACCAGCATAAGAGACTGAGGGTCAGACGGCACAGTCACGGTTGAAATGTGATGGCTGCTAGACTCTGAATACCCACTATGACTCTCATAAGCATGACCCTCAACTGAGCACGTTAGAGCGTTTGAAGCATCATCGAATATCAATGCCGCCTGAACAGACCCCATCCCCATCTTCCTAAACAGATCCAAGATCTCCTGCCAAGTCCTCTTGGTATGTCTATACCCCTCCGCATCCACACTTACATGATTGGGTCCTCGAGAAACCGACTCCCATGGACTACGATCTCCAACATTATATCTGTCTTTCGGCATCAGGGGAGCATGGGAAACCTGAAACTTTCTTCTTGGCTCATGAAGCTTTTTCGCGACCCTTTGACCACCACTGTATGTAGTTAGGTTTGTTCCCGACATTTCAGACCTAGACCACCCCCACTCAAAGTCAGGAGCAGCAAGATTCTTGACTTCGCCCAAAACAATCCTACCCAAAGATGAATGCGACTCCTCCTGCACCAGCCTAGAGCACCCGTTGATGGTGATCTTCATGTACCTGAAGCCAACCCCTGGCAAATGGTGAGACTGCGAAGTTGTCTTACCCTGGGCAGCAGATTGGGCCGCCGTGGAGTTGTTCCAGTTGTAAAGCTGCATCGCGAATCGATCTGAGTAGATAGACACAGTGTGCCACGGCATAGATGACGAGACCCCAGATGTGGCATCCGTGCTTGGGCTTTCGTCAAACACCTTCAATGGGTTTGAGTCCAATATAAGAGTGTACTCCGTGTTATCAATGATCTTAAAGACAAACCTGTTTGAGGTGCCAGCATTCGGGCCGGTGCTCAGCCTTCTACCTATAACTTGAAGGTAGTAGTTGCCGCTTGTGCCTGCGCTGCGAAACTGATGAGGGTGCCAAGCAGCCTTTGGCGCGGACGCAAGAAAGCTGGACGAATCCACCATATAGCTAAATGTACGATCCCCAAACTTGACGTGAGCCCCAGAAGACGGGTCCGCGACGGGCGACCTGTTTGGGCTGGGTCTTTCATCTGTTCTATTTGTCCAAGCCCAGAGGTGCGTGTACCTTTCGGGGTCGTCGGATAAACTGTTGGACGCCGGGGACAATGCCCACGAATCACCAGGCTGTCCAATTTTATAGCATCTGTACGAGCTCGAGGAATCGCTGAACTCCTCGGAATCGCAAAACTCTATCTTGCAACTAGGCCAGTTCCTCCCAAACACTGCTATCCCGTCTGGAACAAAATTCTTACGCGATCTAATCTGATGCTCGACATCCATAACAAGATCCCCAGAGGCTGCGTCTCCGCTGTCCCCCTGAGAGTCTAGTACCACCTCAATCGATGGAACGGTGTATACGGGAGACCTAGACCTATAAGACCTACCGGTAGACTCCTTGCCAGACTTAAACTTTGCCTGCATGTCTGTGTTTTCTGGCGGGGTCCCAGTCATCCAAACCTTAGATAGGTTTTGCTCGAATGAGTTTGAAAAAGCATAGTGGTAATATGTCTCTATGGAGTAACAGGACTTTGATGCCGTGCTTCCTGACCAACTAATATTGATGCCGCTCGCAATCTCTTGATCAAACGGAGAACACTTGCCCGTTCTGTTTGGGTTCACAACCCCTGCATCGACCAAGGACAGTCGAGTTCCAAATGAGCCATCGAAAAACGGAAGACCCATAAGGTCAACACATGAATCGCCATCCTCTGTTAAGGAGGTTGGATTGATTCCGCACGCCTGAAGGCTCAGGTTCTCACCCCTTGTAAAGATGTCGCCAACAGAGAAATTCGGATCAGATCCTGTGGTGACCTGAATGCCGTCGATTTCTGTAAACTGTGTTCCGTATGCCCTCTTGTCATAAATCGGCCCAGTTATTGTTTCGACCCTTCGATCTAAATCACAGTTTATTGCTGTGAGTCCGCTTCCAGATATCCTGCTTCCAGGCCTGTGTACACTGACCTGCTTAACTGCCATGCCGAGGTTTGTCGTAACAGACGTATCTGTTGAAAGGGAGCTCAGCCCATGATGACTAACACCAAAGAGGAAATGCTCCATGCCAGCATCGATGTCTTGAGACTGTCTGTCGGCGATTAGTTTTCTCGAAAACGTCGGACCGTGCTGAAGCCTTTTATAGTTACAGATGGTATGGAAAGACCCGTGCGAATCGCCTGACGGAGACACGGCTCTCGCGAAGGCGTGAACTATCGATGCCTGTGGCTGTCCTGATGGGTCAGAGACGTTGATGGCAGACTCCATTCCAACAAGGACCTCGACAAACTTCAGGTCTAGCGGACGAGTATCTGAGTCTGTCGATGCAGGCGAGAAGTCTATCTCAACCCTTCCCAAAACGGTGGGTTCCTCAAGTGCGCTTAGATCGAATAGCTGCACACCATCAATCAACTCCAGAATCACCTTGTTGTTTGGTGTGGTTTCATCAACCATCGCTTTGAGTATGACGCCGCAAGAGTTTGGGATATCCCATCCGCTGCCTTGAAGCATTAAACTAAAGAAAATTTTGTCATCTATACCGCTGGTCGAGCTGTCGAAAACGTCGCCCACACCATGATATGGTGCAAAGATTGCCCTAAAGCCTCCAGCAAACGGATCAGCATGGTGAGTTTTTGCGAGATTGCTGTGTACTGGCGAGCACCCATACCCCTTAGGGAATGGGAGCCTAGTCCCGTGCTGTCCTCCGTCTCCGTTCTTCCTAAGACCAACGGATACCGTTGAATACGAACCTGTCTTTGTAAACAGGAGTGCGCCACCATTTGCAGAGGACAGCTTGGAGATCTCGTTAACCGTAGTGGTTTTGTACAGGTCAAACGAGAACCCCTTTTGCTCACTGGTAAGCAAGTCTCCGTTCGTAGACGTTAGAGACACGACAATTGAGTTGGTAAAGCTTGAACTGATTGCTGTTATCTTATAAAACCTGTTGCTAGACGTACCGCTTGGCAGTCTTGGCACAATATAATACCCAACAATCGCAGACGAAACCGTGAGTGAGGATGCGTCTACCGCAATTCTACCTGCGCTCAGCAATGTTCCAGACGCCTCGAGTGTAAGACTAGCAAACTCAACCGTGGTTATGTCAGAGCTTCCGTCATTATTAGAATCAAAGTACAGTAAAGTGTTTGGAAGAAGGTTGACGCTTCCATCATCCATCGGCACCTGTTCCGAAGACTCGGTTTGCACAAAAGGGTCGTCTGCGACAAGCTCAATAACACCACCGCTGGTCGAAAGCTCCTGCTGGTTATCGGCAAGCCTGTATGCAACACTCCTTGTTTTGGTGACAGTGCTGCCACCCTGAGTAGTCACATTGGTACCGGTTATCTTTATGACGCCCAAGCTTGGCAGTGTTGTCGATGCGGGCGCGGCTGAGTAATGTATTTCTGTAGTTGTTGAGCTATTTAGGTTTGTACGACCATTTGGGTCAATCGTAAATCCACTTAAAGCCGTATACGAACCAAACGTCGGCGCCACCTCTGCGCTTTCAATCGGCACTGTGATGTCATGGTTTGTAAGGGAAATGGACGGTGTATTTCCATAATCAACTTCCATTGTTGGAAGAACATGTATTGGGTCAACATCGCTGGGCGTAGTAGTAAGATTTAGAACATTTGGAGCCAGGGCTTGACTAGTAACTCCACCAAGTGATAGAGCGACATAAGCCTTGTCTACAATTAAAGAGAACACACTATCACCAAAAGCAAACGCCTCTGCAATTTCAAAAAGAGGTCCTGTCTCTGTAAGTCTCAAGGCGTCCCGACGCTTTATTTGGGATGCAAGCACCCCTGCATTAACAGCAGAGCTCTTCAGTATTCCTGTAATTTGAACTCTTGAAGATGTTCCGTCTAAAGCATATCCCGCAAAATATGGACTACTCGAGGTAACCTCGACAATTACTATTGAGCTTATAGTTCCAGGCACAATCGCCTGATTGTGAGTGGGTCCGACTGTGATTGTTCTTACTGTGCCTCCCACAGAGAAGGTGTCGAAAGTCTTAACGTCTGTCTCGTTTGCGCCAGAGGGTGCCTCAATCGCAAACCTGTTGCTCTGTTTTATGTCGCTGATGGTGAAGTCTGAGCCTCCTGACAACTGAGGTCTGCTCTGAGACACATTCGACTGAAAGAGGTCAACCATATCGTCTCCGAAGGGGTTGCCAGCATCCACAATCGATATGCCACCAGAGTGAGAGCTGCCATCCTTGCCCTTTATCACGTCAAAGCCTGCAGACGTTGGTGAACTGTCTCCGAAAAAGTTCAGGGCGTAATACCTTCCACCGATCAGACGAAATCTCCTCTGGTATGCGTCCAATATGTCTGGTGACGCTTGCTCTATTGACGGATGGTTTATGTATTTACCGTCAGACATGACTGTTTCTTCCCAGTGGCAGTGTCCGCCAACACTCGAAGCGGCATCAGTACGACCAAGATTCTCTCGGATTGGATGCCAATAAAATGACCTGTTAGAGGTAATAGAAGAACTGTCCGCCATCCTCATAGGGAAGGGCGAGCCGAGCTCATCAACCTGATCGTAGCCAGAAAGTGGACGTGAAAACCTACGCACACCACCAAAGTATTTAATAACCTCAACCTCTCCAGACACAAAGGAGTCCCCGGTCGCAGAAGATGGGACTACCCCCGATGTACCGCTCCTTAAAAACACCTCAAGACCAGACTCAATGCCAGTCAGAGAAACAGGGCAAACGCTTGAGGTGTCGTTGACATCAACATGTATCCCTGTGGTGTGTGGGTTAAAAACACCCGCCCTGGTGACGCCTGAAAACAAGAACTTGCCATTCAAGTAAACCAGAACCTCCTCACCGCCAACTGAAGACGAAACAAGAACAGAGCAAAAAGCAGAAGGTATCGTCTCTCCAAGCTGGGGGCGGATTCGTATTCTCATCGGGGTCGCATTGCCCAAAGACTGCTGATAGATCTTACTGCTAACGACCAGCATCTCGTTGCCGGTCGATATCGCATCGAGTCCGCTATACCCCCCTATGAAACCAGCAAATTGAGACGCTGGAAGTTGTGTGGCCCTCCCCGCTCCATCCGCGTACCAATAAACCTCCTGACTAAAACCATCATGCTGAATCTGCACGTTGTTGTATACGCCCCCTTCCAGATCGTAGAGTGCGTATGTGGACGTCAGAACCCAACTTGAGATATTCGCACCAGAGCTCGCGGAGGTGATTGTAGACTTGAAAACAGCGTGTTGATTATTTAGCCCGAACGGGGCGCCAGATATGATTAGCTTTTGGTCTGAGGAAAACCTGTCTCTGAATGTCCACCCCAGAGTCCCGTCAGACTTAACCTCATAACACGCAATGTTATTATCTTTGCCAAGAAAAACGCCTGTCGCGTTTGGCTTTACTAAAAACAAGTCACCAACAGAAATCTTGTTAGGGGGGCTTGTCACCCTGTCCCTGACAACGAAATCAATTCCACCCAAAACATCAGAAGAAAGCTTTTCTGTTCTAGAGTGGGCAACACATGTTGTTGCGGCTCCGTAGTGCGACGGCGTAACGCTTGCAGTCCTGTAGCTCGAAACAGTCTCTGGGAAAAGCCCCCACATGAAAGAGAGCCTGTATGAAATTGCGTTGGCGCCCCGAATCGTGATCTTGCCTGGAGAGATCAACCCCTTGCCCAACCCGCTCGATATTGGGCTACACATAAAGGCAGCGGTTGCCCTTCTGCTGTCAAACCTCCTCATGTGACTCTTGATGCGAAGGTGATTGTTTGTCAAAGAGTCAGAGTTTGACCCAGATACAGAGTCATCCTCTTTGAGACCGTTCTCGCTTATTGCTATGGCCGCACTTGCAAATTGGTCATCCCTGTATTCCAAGTCGGTAGCAACCGCATTCTTTTCTGTAACAGAGTTAACTGACGGATGCATGCTTCCAACGGACGACGAAACGTCTATTGTGGCGGAAGCGATTCCGTTAATAACCGCAGCATGCATGCTCTCAAAGCCAGACCCGCCCTTTGTTCCAGACACAGAGGATATGTATCCTGAGTTCAAATTAGTGTCATTCTGCAACCCCTCATATTGCGGAGGCAGCCAGTTGTGTGAAGCCCCATAAATTTGAAGAAACCCGTCTGGACGAATCACAATACACGGCTCTATTACACATGGACCGTATGGGAGCTCTTCATCAACACCAACCACAGATCCATACCTGACGTTATACCTTAGCTCTCCATCATACCCAGCCTTGTTTGATGCATAGGCCATCCTGTCTTCTACGTTTACGCTGTTAACCCACCCGTCAACAAGCACACAGGACTCGCCGTCTGTGGTCTCAAACACCTCAAGTCTTCTAGACGCATATTCTACGGAGATCTCTCTTGGGTCCTCCATATAGAACGGATACACAAACGTCGCGTCTCCAGTTATGTTTCTGGAAGATATGTCTGTTCCAAGCAGTTCGTCCTGTATGTAGATGTTGGTCATCGAGTTTATTGGAGACGTATCATTGAAGTCGGTGAAAGAAACTGCAAAGAAAACTTGACCGCTATCAGACTTCGTCATCGACGTGTTTGCAATCGTCTCACGGCACTTGGTCCTCCTAGACAAGGCCAAGTCAACGTCAGACTCTTCATTTTCAACCAAATTCCAAACATTCCTGCCTGCGTCGTACTTGTAAAGACCCTCTCCCTTAATTCTTACAAACTGTCCCTCCAAAGGCTTTTCAAAAACAAACTTGCTCGCGCTCTCATCGTATACAGCTATTTCGCCGCCCCTTGCAGCAAACTCTCCGAGCGTATCATCCTCCACCCAAACACCGTCAACGCAAACCATTGGAATTGTAGAGGCGACCTCAGAAGCCTGGGCCCTTGTCCTAGATTCAGACGGGTCTCTGTATGAGTTAGTGCTGCCCATGGCTGGCTCCGGCTGCCCCTGCACATTGGAAACCACAATAACCTGACCGTCAACGGGGTCCGAAAACCTAGACCATGAACCGACACACGTCTCCATGAGTTGGACCCCACCAAGGTCGTCTATCGTAGCATCACGAGTAAATCCGGTGGCCAGCAAAGCAATCTGGTTTTCCCTGGTGGCAAAATCGTCAGTGTCGAAAGGCGAGTTTCCAACAATAACGATTCCATAACCATCAGGAGTGAATCTGGTGTTGTTTATGCTGTAAGACCAAGAGGAGCCATCATATTGTGCGATTGCGCCGAACTTGTTACCAAAGTCCCCCGATCCAAATGGTCCGACAAGGTACCGCTCCCCCGCTGTCAGCTGGGTTGGGACCTCCCTAACCTCCTCGAGAGACTCGTCCCGCTCCGCTTCTCCCTCAATAAAAATTCTACGTCCAGCGTATTTGCCGTTTTTTACGAAGAAGTACCTCCCCGGTGTCGGGGTGGCAAAGCCGGTTCTATCATCAATCGCAGTAGTACCAAAACTTGTATCCGCAGCGTCACGCCTAAACGCAAAACCACCCCCAGGTCTGACGATAAACCACCTCCATGGCAGTCCATCAGTACTAAACCCTGCATCGACAGTGCAGTCCCATGGCTGGGCCTGTGCTGCAGGAAAGTCGGTATCCGAGTCACCGTTTGGGCTTGACACACTTATTGGTATAGCCCTGTGCCAGCCTCCGTTCGCGATCCTGTTAACTGTTACATTCCCACCGGATCCAAAGGTTGTCCCCAGGGATACGCCAAGGTACTCACAGAACCCAAAAGAAACCCTTCCGTTGTCAAAACTGGTCGTGTCCGCATTATTAAAGCAACAGATGGTAAAGCACCCAGCAAACTCGGACCATGCGCCGGTTGGATTGTCTCCGATTGCGTATACTTTAGAATATATTGCGTTTCTAAGCTTGCCAATCGCGCCTGGGTTTGCCTCAATCTCTTCGAGCGTTGGAGGCTCATTCCTCATCTCCTCGACGACAAGATCCCATCCGAGTGGCGACACGTTGTCGCCTGCGTAGAAATGCCTGCCGTCTGGAGACGTCATATTAAAGTTTTGAAAGACTCCGCGAGGGGCAGGGTTTGTGTTAAAGATCCCGTGTATGGATTTCATCTCTACACTATCAACTATGTAGGTGTCTCCATCCTTCAGCCCCTCTTCAGGTGGTCTGGCCGATATGCCCTCTGCTGACATACCATCGCTTCCAACAGCAATCTCTCGAGCCAGGCTGCATCTGAAAGTGAAGCCCAGATCATCAGTACTAACTAAGTAAACTGCCTCGCCAGTCACAAGCGACAAAACTATTCGACCACTATCCATGATCTCGCAACTGCCGCCCAGAATTAGTCCAATGTCTGAAGACGGCATGCCAGGTACGCCAGAGGTTACAGCAGATGTTCCGACACCAGCACCATCTGACTCCATGGATGACTCAGAGCGTTTCTGCCAAGACATCCCGTTGTCCGTTGAGGTGATAGTCACAATCGACCTTGACCGTGCCACCTTTGCGCTGCCAAACGATGATACGCTTATGGATGCGTCCGAATTGTGGGATCCGTTATAAACGGACCTTACAAAAAGGTCTTCACTCTGCACTTCTGGAGTGTTTTTTCCGATGAAACAAATAACATCTCCAGTAACGGGCTCGATGACCGCGTCAATGAAAGCGATCTCTTCTGTGGAATATTCATCATGGGATGAAAGTAACAGTCCTGGGTACTGTGAGTCGTTAGTTAATTCAATCGGCGGCTGCCAAACACCGTCACTGTTTCTCCTTTGAACAAACGCCTTGCATTTGAGGGCGGGGCTTTTTGTAGACACAGTGTTTTCTGTCAAGCTTCTATTGGAGGACAGTTGCCAGTGATGAGGCGGCAGGCTTGTAGATAAATAAAAACACAGAATCTCCCCGTTCTCGAGCTCCACTGCCTTTGGCCGACAAAGGTACCTGCAATTCGGATCTGCAGAGCTGAATGAAGAGTCTGACGTCAGGTTGGCTCCGCCAGGACTGCTAGAGCCCTCGGTCGTGTGCAAGACAGACGCATACTTGCCAAACACGTTTGGGGACTGGCGAAACTGAGTGTCTCCGGGAACCTTGTGTCCGCCCCTTGACTCAGACGCAGTGTTCCAAGAAAACCTTGCGCCACCGACGCCTCCAGACGAAGTAATAAATGCGTTTCCCTTGAAGTCCGCAGAGGGCTCGCCGCTTGTCCTTGGCACGAGCTCACCTTCACCCCTTGCCCCAAAAGCGGTAGATGGATCAAACTGGTGCGCCTCCCTTGGTCTAGACACATACTGCTGAATGCTATCATCCCTAAACAGCTTTGTGTCAGACGATCCCGCACTGTCGCCGAGCCTGTTTAAGACCATCGTCACAGATCGAGCTCTACCTGCAGCGACGTTGTCTATAATGTTTTCTCTCTGGTAATGACGGTACCTTGCCCCCCTGATAGGCTGAGACACAGACCTCTTCTTTTGAGCGTCAGCTAAAACACTAGAACCACCTGCATCGCTAACCACACTGGCGCTTTTGACAACATCAGGGGTAATGTCGGCGTCTGGGATGATAAGTATTCTTCTGCTGTATTTCACGCCTTGCTCCTATACTTTAATTCTCTTCGACATGGGCACGCCCATACTACCAATAGGACGACCAGATGACGAGTTAATAGCTGACCTTAGCTTAGATCCTGGACGGTCAACTTCTGCGTTAACACCACCGATTAACATAGGAAGCAGTGCTGCCGCAGCATTCTTAACACCATTAGCATTCGGGACGATGTTGAGGGTCACGCTCGTGTCTCCTGCCTGGAGCGCACCTCCAGCGTTAAGCATGTTGATTGTGTCCTCCCCAAGGACCGCTGTCGCCTGACGATTTAAGACAGCCTCGCCAGCCTGAAGAACTGCTGGGACATCATCGACAGCACGCTTCATCCCGCTAAGAGGGTTTGACGAAAGAGATCTACTCATCATTTCCACCATGCCACCATCCGCATACTGTGCCGCACCGAGACCTCTCATAAGTGATGCCATCGCAGGGTTTCTTTGACCTTTCTTAACGACAGCACCATCATGCTTAAAGAGTGAGCCAATGCCTCCACCTAAAAGTGCGCCCCCGATACTTAAAGCGGTAGCACCAAGCCCAATCCCAGGAATGAAAGAGGCACCAAACCCTATCGCGGCTCCGAGACCCGCACCAAGCCCAGCCGGTGAGTCGGTAATCTTCTGAAAGCTTGCGAACCTTGTGAACGTCCTTCCGATCATCTTTCCAAAGTCTATGGCCGCCCTGAACATGCCCCTGCCGAAGGCAACAAAGATGTCTGGAAGACCCATAATTATCGCATCCAGTATTCTTGGAATGGCTGAAATTAAAGCCAGCGTCAACATTGGCAAGGCTGTAATAAGCGCAGAGATTAACCTTGGCGCCTGCTCGGCAAGCACCTCCACAGCGGTAATGACGCCCTCAACCAAAGCAACCGCTATGTCTGGCAACTGAGTTATGAGCTCTATTAGACTATCGATTATGGCTGTAACAGCCATCTCCACCAGGGGTCCTATAATTGAACCAAGGTTTTTCAATATCTCTGTTAGCGCCTTGAGGATCCCCTTGATCAAAGCTGGAATAAGCTTTCCTAATGTTGAAGCAAGCTTGGGGATGACGTTTATGATTGATGTGACGAAGGTGGTCAGCAGAGTGGGAATCTTGTCAGCGATAGCGTCAACCGTCCTCATCAGACCCTCGGCCATCTTATCCAACAAGACAGGCAAGTTTTGAATCAGTCCGTCGATTGCCGCAGACGCCAAGTTTGGAAGATCGAAAACCAACTTGTCTGCCATTTCAATAGATCTGCTAAAGGCATTGTCTAGCTGATTCATCGGGTTGTTTTCACGCTCGTCTTCTACTCTTTGACGCTCCGAATCTGCAAACTGCCTTTTGTTTTCGAGAAGTTGCTCCTCCATGGTGGCAAGAACCTCTCTGCGCTGATTGATAAGGTCTTGCTTTTTCTGTGCGTCTGTAGTTGAGGCAATCTCTCGATCTAATTCAGCCACACGCTTCCCTGCGGCGCTCCTGACATCCTCATTGCCCTCAGAAAGGTTTCTCTTCGCAGCATCCCTGGCCTCCATCTGTACGGACTGGAGACGGTCCTCTGAGCTCACAGAGCCAAATGCGTCCGCGACACCACCCGTCATGATAGACATCGAGGAGCCGAGCGCACTCGCTATGTTGCCTGCAACATGTTCTGCAAAGAACGACAAGGATGCGTTCAAAAGTGGACCCACAGTCTTACCGAAAACATCTCCGGCAAACTTTCCAAACGAATCACCTATCAAGCTACCAAGCTTGGTTGCGACACCAGAGACCTGATTCACCAACTCATCAGAGAACTTCTGGGCAAACTTGTTTACCATCTCGAACAGTCCGCCCACGTTACCCTTGGCAAACTCTGCTGAGGCCTCAGCAGCAGCCTCAAACATCTTCATGTGAGGCTCATTGTCGAAAAGCTCTTGCTTTAACTTGTCAATTTGGGCGCCCATGCCTGGGATGGCGACATCCAGTCCCGCTTTCGCAATGTCGCTACCTGTGAACTTCTCGGCGAGAGCAAACGCCCGCATCTCCTTTTCCATGCCAGGACCCATTTCAATCGCCGAGCCGGTCGCCTCCTTTCTGGCAAACGCTGCCCGCTTCTTGGGGTCTGCAGAAAGACCCATTGCTTCGAGCCTCTTCTTCGTTTCAGGATCCTTGGACGCTGCAGCGATTTCGTTCTTAAAAGCCTCAGACATTGCCGTAGCTTGATCGAAAATCTTCGCTGAATCTTTCGTATCGAAGGATGGGACGCCAAGAAACTCGAGTCCGCGCCTCGCTAGACGCATAACAGACCCTTGCTGACCACCCGCCCCTGCCCCAAACTTCTGGGCAAACTCCTGCGCCCGCTTCGTCTCGGCCTGCTTTCTCCTTATCTCAGCCTGCTGTCTAAGAAGCTCGTTCTGCTCTTTCAGGTCTGCGTTATGCAAACCATCCATCCTTGTCCGATTTTTTAATATCTGATTAAGTCGGTCCTGAATTGACCTATGCTGCTCGGCAAGATGATTAGACTCCCTTTGAAGCTCCTGCTGCGCCTTCAATGCGCCTACTTGGAAATCTCCACCCGAGAGTTCAAGGTTCCTCTTTAAAGCGTCAAACGCTCGATCCCTGGCCGCCTTTCTTTCAGACTCCTGCCGCTTTAAGTGATCTTGCCCCCTCTTAAAAAAGTCTTTTTCCAACTTCTCCTGCTGTTGATGATGCTGTAACTCTTTAAGCCTTCTTTCGCTCTGAAATTTTTCCTCTCGAGCCCTGCGCTCTTTAGCAATCTCCTCACCAAGCTTGCCTTCATCAACAAGCATAGACCTGCGCTTTTCCAACAGGACTTGAAGCGCCTCTTCCTGCTTTTTTGGGTCTGTTTCCTTCATACGACCCTTGATTCTTTTCTTTGCCGCCTCACTGATCTCAGACTCTGTCGCATCGTCAATCAGCCTCAATTCATTTTCGATATCACCCCTGATGACCTTGTTTTTGGCAGAACGACCGAACCGCTTCTTGGTCTCCTTCTCAAAGTCTTCCCTATTCTTCCGCCTCTGCTCTTCGTGCGCCTTTCTCCTTGTTTCAATCTCACGATTAAGGTTGTCCATCTCTGCTTTATGACGATCGTTTAGAGACTTCATGTCCGCATCTTGACGAATCTTTAAAGCCTCCTGTAGAAGCCTTTTGTTTTCAGCGTTGAATTCGCCGGTGTCTGACCGATCCTTAACTGTTGCATTGATCTTTGACTCAACCTGAAAACGCTGATTGGCAATCTTGAGCGTCTTAATCGCCATCTTCTGGAGCTTGTCCTCTAGGCGAATCCTTTGCTTGCGAAGTCTGTTAAGGAGAGAATCAAAATTTGCTTTAGGCGGCTTTCTGACCTTAGGCTCTTTATCCTTATCACGCTTATCTTTTGTCTTCGTCTTCGCAGCTTCTCTTGCGCCTATCTGTCCGAGCTGCCTTAATCGCTCTGGAATAAATGAAAGGTTTATTATGTCACGACCCAGTTCTCGAACCCCTTTGCCCAGGCTTGCCCAGTATGATGTTGTGAAAAAACCTGTAAAATCCCCTCCCTGAATCGCTGCCTTAATTGTTTCAAGCTTTTTCAGTTCTGCCCTTGCTTCAGCAACCTTGTTAACGGTACTTTCGTCAATAAGATCGATTTTTCCAAAATCGGTATCTTGAGAGATCTGCTTGGCGATCTGAGTGAACTGTTCACCAAACGATTCTGTGATCTGAGCGGTAGTTTTCTCAATCTGATCTGGCATAACTTGTTGAGCCAATGCATTAGCCATTTTAAGAAAGGATCCCTGCAATCTAGGAAATTCAGCCGCAAACTCCTGCCGCCTTTTAGCCAACATGGTCTCTAAGACTCTTAAGTCTTCTTGTTGCGTTTTTTGGAATTCAATGTTTCTCTCTATACCTTTATCAAATCGCCTAGCGCTTTCTTCGGTAAACGGTTTTCCGGTTACCGAATCTACTCCACTTCGCCGTTCCGCATTCATACCTGCAATGAATTTAGCTTGATTTTTTACGTCTTGGTCTTTGGCTGCCCTATCACTCTCCAACTTACTTATCTTCTCAATGAATTCATTGATAACCTTTTCAGCCTCTGCTCGCTCTGCTTCGGTCTCCCCTGCCAGAATCGTTCTAAAGCGTCGAGCCATACCCAGCATTTCTTCCCTTGAGCCTGTAAACATTTTTGCCACCTGCCTGCCAACATGGGTTGTCGCCGCATCAAAACCCTTTTCCTGTTTAGACTTCGCGTCTTGCAGGAGTTTGTTTTGGCGTTCTATGTCTTTATTTAGGTTCTCTGTAACCGCTTTAGACAGCTTTTCATCCTTTTCGGCTCTAGCCTCAATGATTTTCATATGCTTCTCTGCATGCTCTGCAACAACCCGAGTCCTTATTTGTGCATTCTCCTCCTGCAGTGCGTTCTCTACCTCTCCAGCCTGCTTTGCGGTGAGGACGGTGACCTTCAGTTCTTTCTTCTTTGCCTCAATTAAGTCCATCCTCCTTTTGTTGATTGCGCTTCTAAGCATAAGGTCAAGGTCTTTTTGAAGTGTCCTTGCTTTGCCGATGCCCTCACCTTCATCTACAAAAAGCGTGCCTCGGTCGACTTTTTCCTGAGTCTTCTCCACATCCTTGGCGTCAATACCTTGCAGCCTTCTAAACTCTGCGGCTGCTTCCGAAACAGCCTTCTGAACAGCCTCTTTGAGCTTTCTTGCGAGCTCTTCCCCAGCCTGCGCCGCCTCCTCATCTGCAGCCGCACTAAATCCGTCAAATAATGCCTTGGCAATCATCGCGCCAATGGCAAGCGGCCCGAGAAACCCAAGGATTCCCCTTATAAACGGGCCAGCACCACCAAAAAAACGACCCATCCTTGAGTTGGAGGCACTCTCGAATGCGCCATTGAATGCGCCCGCAGCCAAAGCCCCCGCCTCAGTGAACACAGCGGGGAAAAATAAATGTAAGGCTTTACCCAGAGACAACACAGCGGCCTTACCCATGCCAAAGAAGACGAGCCCAAGCTTGCTCACAACCGCAATCAACGCGACTGCTTTTCCGAACCCGCTACTCAGGAATTCAATAATAGTCTTCAGCGTCTTGAAAAGAGCCTGCCCCCCAGCAGAACCAATCATGCCAAAAAATTTCATCGCCTGGACACCAAACGATACAATCTCTTCCCTGTTATCTGATAGAAATCCACCCAATCGAGAGAGCATAATCGTAAGCCCAGGCAGCGTCTTTTCAGCAATCTGTTGAATGACGCCCTGAAAATTTGATTTTAGCAACTCAGCGGCGAAGAAGAACCTCTTCTGCTGCTTAAGTACAGCCTGATCTGACGCACCGATAGAGTCGGTGACGCTATCAACATTAGCCTGAAACCCACCAAACCCATCACCAGCAGCAATAACCGCCGGAAGCAACGCTCGAATGTTTGGGAACAGTTGTGAGAGGACTTCAACCGATCCACCGGTCTTTGCTATCAGATCTTCCAAGACTCCGCTAAATCCCTTAGTCTGGATCGCGTTTTCACCAAACTCAATATTCAACAACTCAAGCAACTCGCGAGTTTTATTGGTTGGCTTTGCAAGACTGCTCATCATTGCTCGAATGCCTGTCACGGCCTCGTTTGTGTTCAGACCTGCGCGGGTCAACCCAATCAACAACCCACCCAACTCATCTAGACTAACGCCAAATTGCGCCGCGATCGGAGCAGCCCTACCAAACGCCTTACTAAGTTGAGGTATAGTCGTCCTACCCTTTTGATAGATCGCTGTGAGCTTGTCTGCTGCCTCTGCGGAACCAAGGTTCTCGTGCTTGAATGCAGCCATCGTTGTGATTAGAAGGTCTGCCGACTGCTTTGTTTCTGAAATCGAACCAACAGCAAGCTTCTGTGATTGTGTCAATATGTCGAATGCGCCACCTGCGCCCTCGACCGCTGGTATGCCTGCAGATATAATCTGATAGAGTGCACCAGACAGGTCCATAAGTGTTTTTGGCGTAGACTGGGACAGCTTGATTAACTGCTCTTGATACCTTTGTATGCTGACCGTGTTCGCATCGAGAAGGGTGTCTATTTCACCAAGCCTCTTCTCAAAGTCGGCGCCAAACTTAACGACCCCTATTGCCGCTGCTCCACCAACCATTGTGGCAATCATAAACTTGAGATTGACGGCAGTACTCCGAATCGCCTCTGCGGTTCTTGCTGTAGACTTCCTTAGTCTACCCATGCTAAGCGCCGCCCTGTCTGCGCCCTTTCCTGCAGCAGCGGCAGCAGCACGAGTTCTAGAAAGCCTACGATTGAGCCTGCGAGTGGCCTTTCGGGCGCCGTTCATTGCAACCGATGTTCTTCTCACCTTCGCAGAAAATCCATGAAGAGGGCTTTTCGCAACTGCGGCATTGAGCCTCTCGATGGCGGTGGCAAGATTAAGGATGCTCGACGCCATCCCGTCGACACCACCCCTTTTCTTCTTTCCGAATGCGCGGCTAAATCCAGCCGCAAACGTCGCGAGGTTAGTCTGAGCCTTCTTAAGACCTGCGGAAAAGTTTCTATCCGCGACACCCAAAACAAGGGTCAAGTTATTAGTTCTACTTGCCATAGAAAACCTCACAAAGTTGATTCACAGCGCCCCCAGTATATGCTAAGACTAAACCACACACTTCACTAGGAGCAAAACATGGCCACCAAAAAAAGAGCCACAGACGCCTTTAAGCACCTTCGACCAAAGAAGACCGAGGTGCCTGTAGGTACAAGTACTTTTACCTTATCGACATCAAAAATGCACCAAGAGACCGCCCTGCTTGAAGCATTGTCTGAATTGGACGTGGGATCGGTATTTAAGCCTCTTGGTGAAATACTTTCTATCAACGCCGACACCACCGACACTTCAGCCTTAGACATCATACCGAAGGTTGCTGAGAAGGGACCAGAGCTTTGGTCTGCGGCAAGAACTGTGCTGGGAAAGCAGTTGTCGCCAGCGATGGTAAAGAGTGCAGTCATCCTTCTAGACACCCCCACAAACAGAAAAATCCTATTGGATGCTGGAATTATACCAGATGGGGCCGAAGAAGAGCGAGATGAAGACCATATTTATGTGGGATGCAAAGAGGTCAGGGCTTATATACGTGACGAAATCAGTCTCGTACAATCCACCTATATCATCAACAAAGCCTTTGAGTTGAACGAGTATGTGGCCGCCCTGGGAAACCTCGTGCCCCTGGCAGCGGGGGAGTAGAGTCCGACTCTAATTCTGACGGGGGTGTAGATCTTCCATCGGTCGATTCGCTTCTTAGCGTTGTCGCGCACAAGTGCGGCATGACGCCAGACGCATATATGCGCCGTCGAACTCGTGCAGAATTTGCCTCCGATGTCCAAGGATGGGCAACCTCCCTATTCTATCCAATCAATCAGGTTGCAAAGTCTTTTGTTGGAGACGGATCAGACGCTCCACCGCCGTCACCTCAGATTGAAAATCGGTCACGACCAAACGTGAGCGCAGATCCGAAACAGATTGAAAGAGAGAGACGAGCTCAACGTATTTATGGATGGAAACGAAAGGTGGCTGGAAGAAGGTACTCTCTGGTCAACCTCGACGTGGCCGACCAGAGAGCATATAGGGAGAACGTCTCTACGATGAAGAGTAGCTTTATGAAAGCTAACTCTTAGACCACATCACTGCCTGCTGCAGGAAGCGGAGCATATAGGTAACCAAGAGGCGCCAGAGAGCCAAAGTGCTCTTGACCGTTGTTAGGAGCTTGAGTGCTGTGATATTCGCCATTGCTATCATCAAGTGCGGTAAACTCAACAGGCGTTCCGATTACGTTGTCGTTGCCACCGATTGAAATTGAGCCAGTTGAAAGAGCCTTCCAAAGAACTGCCTCCATCTTGAATCCGTCGCATCGCTCTCGAGCGCACTTAAGAGTGCCGAAGGCGTTGTCAAACGCACAGCTTGCGCCAGGGAAGATGTAATCGCCTGGATCGTCAAGAGTTGCTGGATCATTGTCGTCTGCAATCGCCTTAGAGGTTGGAGCCATGCCAATGCCTGCAGAGACCTGAAGGTTTCGATGGTGAAGCTCATCCATTTGACCTGAGAACGACATGCCTGCTTGAGACGGAGCGATAACCTCCATAACTCGAGGGAAGGTTGTACCCATGTACTCCGCATCCTCACGAGAAATCTCCAGAGCGCCCTCTTGAACGACACCTAAATACTTGTAGGCGTTACCGGCGGCCGTGTTCCCTGGTCTGAATTGAACTTGGCTCCAGTAGCCTTGAAAAAGGTTCGATACTGAACCAACGGACTGTTTTCCTGAAATTGGCATGCTCTATCCTCCTAGTCTATGTAAAACGCTGCCGGACCAGAAGCATCTTGCAGCAACTGGAATCTCATCGTTATTGTAATCCTGCGAAGACCTTCTTCGCTACTACTTATTCTTCTCTCTTCAACCATACCGAGGTCTCCTCGAGAGTTCTTGCATAACATGCAAACCCCTGTGTCTATAGGATTAAAGGGGTTTTGATAGTTTTTCACATGAAATCGACTTTTGTGTCGTCCCTGATTATTTAATCCAGAAAAAAGATCCTCTAGAGCGTCTGCAATGTCCTCCGCACGCATTCCAAAGGGATCGTTGTCGTCTTCAGACTCTCCCCCAACCTTAGAAAACACGTCAAGCTGAAGCAGAGAAAAGCCCCTCCTTCCTGCGGTTTGTGAGACAAATGTGCTCTCAACCCAGGCTGGGCTTTGCGTCCTGGCGTCTGGACTCCTCTTGTCATCGGGGTCAGCGAAAACGTAATTGTGATAAATTGGGTAGGTTATGCCATCCACCGTCACATCGTTGCCGATCTTATCTTGAATCGTAATTCTTATGTTTTTCGATGTTCTAGATGCATCCATAAAACAAAATCCTACATGACCCTACCGGCAGGCGATCCCTTCTGAGACCCCTTCCAGCTTACGCCGACAAAAAACCTCAACCTCTCAATCGGACCTACAACGCCACCCTCGAACACAGATACCATTTCACCAAATGTTTTTCTAATGAATCCATAAGGCTTGATGCCTGGGTGAGCCAGATAGTTTTTTGTTGGCGGCAACCCATGGAACACGTTCGTTCCTTTTATTGGAAAAACGTAATCTGAGCCAGGGCTGCCCGTCCTTGGGTTTGGAGGCCAATGAAAGAAGAACGCTGGCGCCGTTTTCAGAAAAATATTGTGAGGCTTGGTGCCATACTCTAGCCACTCAATGATGGTTCCACCCTTATCACCCATAGGTTTGTAATATTTGTCACCCGCACTGACACCGAAGTAGAACGTCATTTTTTTGGCAAAAGGGTTCCCAGTGTGGGCAGGCGCCTTTCCAGGCTTGAAGAAATGGTGCCAAGAGTCTCTAAACCCGCCCTTGATTTCCCTCGAGTTGCCCCTGAAGGTCTGGGTCGCATGCATTGCAGCGTTTGCCACCAAATTATGTGCAAACGATTTAGTGGCAGAGTCAATCTCGCCGATGGCGCGAATCGTGTGGCTAATAGACTTAAGCCTCATGTCAAACAAGAACATGGACTTTACGCCACCTAGATGTACTTCTTCTCTTCCAGGACCAATGTCCGCAGCCTTGGATAGGTTTGGAAGCTTGGCTATGCCAAGCCTAAACCCCATAGTTGGCAGCTTGCCTCGGTTTGTGTTCAAGTGCTGCATCAGGAGTCTTGCCTATCGAACCTAACCCTCGTCCTAACCATCCCGGGTCCCTGAATCGGAAGAACTTCTACGATTTCCCAATAAGACTCTCCATAAGTCGGATCGTTGTACTTGAGCCTGTCTGTCAAAGAGATCTTGTCTGCAGAAACGCCCCCACCAGATGGGACGTCAACCAAAACGACCACCCTCTCTCCCGCAAGAAGCTTGATCTCCTGCTGCTGTGACTCGTTCCAGCTTCTTGGGTAGTGAATCAAAGCTTCTACAGAATCAAGCCCTGGGACAGTTGCCCAAGTAGCCTTAACACCAAGCGCAGTATTGGCGGCAACAGTCTCTGTTTTCCTTATAATCGAAACCGTTCTCGGAATCTGGTTGTTGCCCACAGCCTCCTCAGTGATCTCCTCTGCAAGCCTAAATGCCTGTCGAGTGAGCTCGTGGAAGTAATTGGTGCCAGTCTCACCCATCCAAGAGTGTAGACCCGTTGTTGTCTTTGGCATGAGTAGAAGCCCTCCATAAAGCGATTGAGATACCCACAGAGACAGCGACGACAGTGATGCCTGCCGCCAACGATTCAATTATAGCCGAATCACACAGCCTACGCACCTTCCGTCTCACGGGCGACCACCTTTACTCAGCAGGGCCGGTCCACTTCTCTCGGACCTTGCTTATATTATCAAGTATCCTCTGGGTTGACTGCCTATAGGATCTGCCCAAGTCTTTGTCTGCAGAAAGCAAAAACATGCCCCATCTGGCGCCGACCGTTGCCCAGTCGAAGTTGAGTGCGCGTACCCTTCCATTGTGGCTAATAGACTCTCGAAGGACCGAATCATCGATCAGCCTTTTAGTGTGACCATGCATTGCCTCTATCGAACCCCCTATGAGACAGTTCTCCCCATGAACACCATACTCATGTATTCCCATATTATCGGTGCTGACCAAGGCACACCCAGAGGACATCGCCTCTAGCCCAGGCATGCCAAAGCCCTGGAACTGGCTTGGCTCCACAACAATGTCGCAAGACGGCACAACCTGAGACAGTTCACGCCTGTTTAACCACCCGTGATGACAATCAACGATCGAGTGTATTTCATGTCCTGGGGATTTCTCACCATACACCTCTAACGACACAGTGTTTCCGTACTCACGCCTTATGAGCCTATAAAGAGCCATTAGGTGCTCGTGTCCCCTTCTGGACGTGTGAGGTCTCCACATGGATATAATTCTGACCTTACCACCCTTCTGTCGAACGCTCGGCCTGAACATTAAGGTATCTACACCTATCGGTATCGTCGCATTCTTGCCAAGGGAGCCAAAGTCGGTCAAAACGGAATCCGAGACCCAAGACGAGTTAAAGACATGAAAGTCAGACTCCAGAAATCGATCCACATGAGACTTTTTCATCTGAGTGTTTCTTTCCGACCCGTCGAACAGGTCTTCTCGATCCTGCCAAAACGAAACAGTGGAAACCTCAGGGCAGACAGACTTCACAGATTCAGTTATTGATGCAGAGAAAACATGAGACGAAACAACAAACCCTCGATCCCACCCCATAGAGACTTTCCAATCCTCGAGAGACTGCATCGTGTTAAATCTTCTTGGAGTGAACGGAAGGCACCACTCTCTTGGCATCGAGGCTTCACCAGAAGTCTTCAAGTATGCGGCAGACGCCGAGAAGCCGAGCTCGTTTAGCTCCTGACAAATCCTCAACGGCGCGATGATGCCGCCCCAGTGTCCAATGCTTGTCATGGTCATTGCCACAGGCACAGATGCGGGCTTGACGCTGGAGACATGAGCCCTATGCCTGTTTGTGGTCGATGTGGCGGACCACTTGCTATCGGAGTCTATAAGGTCTGAATACAGCGAAGAAAGCCCAGCCCTCAAGCGATTGCCTATTCTTGTCGTCTTGGGGTCATTCCTTTTGAATACATAAGAATGATCTGCAACAAGACACCTTCCGCCCGACTCTCTGATTGATGCCCACATCGACGCCAGGGCCGTCCAACGATTTGTCTCTCCAACGCTAAATCCGTTCTCAGACCAAGACTCTGCGGTGAACATTACGCAGTCGTCAGACATCATCGTTAGAGGGGGGAAGTCTGGATTGATAACGGAAAGACCCCGAGCGACATCTAGATAGCTATGAGGTCCAGACAGGTTGTGAGATCCGCACTTTGGTGACAACCCCATTGGTAGAGGCATGTCAAACGACTCGTTCATCATTGGCGAAACAGCAGAAGACTCCGTGAGGTATTGACACTGAACCATCCTTGTTAGCCACCCATGGGTGACCAAGCATCCCTCATCCACTACGCAGACCATATCTGCGCCCCTTGAAAACGCGGTGCTAACGCCGACTATCATCCTGTCGAGGTCTGATATGTTGCTGCTTATCTCCTCAACAAGGTCTCGCCTGTCCTCCTGTGCCTTTATTGTGGAGTAAACAAGGTCATCAGACGAATCGCATGTAATAACTAGGTTTCTGTATGGATAGATGGTCCTCTCTTTGATGGACTCTATACATCTTACGCCTTCGGCCGATCCCTTTTCTAGGTTTACGAGTATGGAGACAGACAACGAGTTTGGCGTAGAGGGAATGGGGCTTTTTAAATGAATCGAATTTGATGAATGACCGTGCTTATATCTCTTCTCATTCCACCTGGGATCAGACTTAATCTGCGAATCCAACCAACCATGGTCCAAATACTCATCAACAAACGCAAACGCATCTGTGCAGACACGCGAAGTGTCCACCGATTCAGACAGAACGTGCACGCAGGTTAATCCGCTGCCTGCATCTGCGACATCAATCATGTCTTGGTCAGGACCTATTAGCGTAATTGTGCCCCTTGGCGGCCTCTGCTGCAGAGGCAACACGTTGCCAGACATTTTGGACTAAGGCCAGCTTCTGGCGGTCGCGATTGGTGGTATAAGGTCAAGCCACCTTTTGTGCTCCCGATTTGCGAGCTCGAGGTGGCTGCTCCGGGCTCCAGTCCGCATCGTCACTCCTGCTGGAGAGGTAATGCTCTCAACAGCGCCACGGCCAGCGGCGAGGGCTTCATGAAGACACTTCTTTGCCCAAGCGAAGTACGCTGGACCGTATTGATCCAAAACGTCCGCTGGTCCTGCGAAGCGGGGAGATGAAAAAGTAAAGTAAACCTTCTTGCCTGCCTCCGATGGGACTGGCATCAGGTATACGGTCCCAGGCAGAAAGATCTTTGCCCCTCCCTCAAACCATCTCTTGAGGTATTCCGAGTGACGCTCCATTGCAAGCGTGGCCGCGGGGCTGAAGGTGTACTTGCTGCTGTAGTACTGCGTCCCCGACTCCACAATGGGGTCCAGATGCACAGGAAAGCTGTCAGGCAGCCTCTGGGTGCTTTCGTTAGGCCAAAATGCCCTCCGTAGCCTGTATGAGCCTGCTGGGAGCACATTGTCATACTTCTGCTGGTCTGCCACAGTTTCAAAAAAGCCAACACCGACAAGCGGGAATGTCAGGTTAACCTCACGCAACGAATCTTTAAGGCAATCATCGAGAAGATCGTCTGTAACCAAAGCGGTGTCCTGCTGGTGCCCAACCGAACGACGTAAAAACGCTCTCTGCTCTGCCTGGGTACCAATCAAAGGCATTAGTTCACCGCCCTGCTTACTCTTGAAGTTACACCAACTCTAGCAAGTTGTTGCTCCTGTCGATAGTTTATCACCGTGTGAGCGAAATTTACAACATTCGGACGATTGTCAAAGTCCTGAACATATCTCTGAATCGCCTCGACGGTTAGCATCTTGCTGATAACGAAAAACGCTTGTTCCTCGCTATGGTACATTGGTCGGCCATCTGGTCTAAGAGTCCCAAACTTTGGTCTATATGTGTTAATGGTGTAGATCCGATTTGTGTTGGGATCTTTCCACTCCTTCATTTTGAAGTTTGTTGGCTGCGCCGGCTGAACGATCATCAGTGTTGGCTTACCTGTTTCACCCAACCTTCGATCCGGCCCTCGTGCCGTCACCCTGTTTGTGCTGTGTCGAAGAATGCTCTCCGCCCACTCTATGGCAACAGGTGGGCTAATATCGAACGGCCCAATCTTATATGGACTAATCCCCATGCCTTGCGGGATATCAACCTGATTAGTAGTCATTGTCACGTTTATAACCTGTGCAAGCTCATTGTCATCAGACTTGCCTTCGCCGCCCATAAACGCCTTACGCTCTTCCGCCGTCATGTTGGGTATTGTTGGCGGCGCCAAATTGAATGAACCGAGGGTTTCTGGCACTACGTGTCGATCTTTTTTTGCCATCTTAAGCTCCTTTATATGTGGCGTCTACCAAGATTAAGACCACTTTTACACGATGTTTCAACTAATTCATAGAGAACACTTTGCAAAGCATTGGTTCGATCACCTACATTTACATACAGATACGCGGAGGGTGTATGCGAAAACCAACAAACTCTCCCGATGAGCTCAAGCAAATAAAAAAAGCGGTTGAGGAGCACGGCAGCAAGACCGCTGCTGCTGAATCCTTAGGCATTAGCAGAAGCAGGCTTCATCGGATTTTAAAGTGGGCAAAACAGAACGGACTACTTTTTTCTGAAAACAACAAGATTCAAGAAACCTCAGAATCGGGACGTCGAGTTCTGACTGGAAAGGGTGTTAGAAGCGTAGAGCAACTCATGATCGAGGCGAATGTGGACCTCGACGAGTGGGTTGTTGTAAAAAAGGTGGTCAACAAATGGGACCAGATGGGCAAAGAAGGTCCAACAGAAATGTGGCAGGTCAAGGCTTGGCTAGAGCGCAAACCAGACTACTGGATCAAGCCCATAACGCTCGGTAGAAACCTAAAAAAGCCAAAAGGTAAAAAGCATGTAAAGAATGCTAAAAAAATTGCCTTGATTGTGCCCGACAGCCAGCATGGTTTTAGGTCAGTCAAGAGAACCTGCGAGAAAACAGGTAAAGTGATTCAAGAGCTAATACCAATGCACGATCGGCGAGCATGTGATGTCGTAACGCAAATCAGCGCGGACATTCAGCCTGACGAAATCGTGTTACTTGGTGACATGATCGACTTTGGAGGGTTATCCACCTTTCCTCTTGAACCGGACGCAAAGTACCTGATCCAGCCAGCGCTACAAGAACTCGGTGAATGGCTAAGGGTTTTAGTAGGTACAACCAACGGCAAGGTCACTCTCTGCGAAGGCAATCACGAGCTTAGGCTGTCGAAGCAACTGCAGAATGTTCAAGAGGCTGCAGTACTTCGTCCAATCGATGACATTCTGGGTCCACCAATGCTATCGGTGGAAAGATTGCTTTGCCTCGACAAGCTGGGCATTTCTTACATTAAGCCATACGGGAAGGTCTACTGGCTATTTAACGATATTAAAGTTCATCACGGACACATCGTTAGACCCAAAGGGGGGCAGACGGTCAGCTCAATTTTGTCTGGAGCAAGACACAGTCAAATTGTTGGACACATACACCGAAGAGAGATCGCCTGCTCGACAAGAACTGTCCCAGGAAAGAATGGGCAGGATGAGCATGTCACAATTTCAGCCATGAGTCCTGGCACCCTGTGCTCTGTCAAACCGAGACTTGTTCCAACTGGGAAGGGTAGACCAGACCAAGATTGGCAACACGGGATCGGCTTAGTGATTCGAGACTCTGATGGCGTAAACCATATGCAGTTGCTGCACATCAACGACGGTAAATGTGTTTACAACGGGAAAGTTTATGTGGGAAGAGATATAGAGCCAAGTTCGAAGGAGTAGTCATGGGTACGCCAAAAAGATCATTCAATGTTGGGTTTGTTGGCATTGGTCAAGGGGGATGCAAGATAGCAAAATCCTTTGCAGACCTGGGCTACGAGAGCATTTACCTGAATACTGCCAGAATCGATCTGGAAGCATTAAATGTAGGCATCGAAAGAAGGCTTATAGTTGGGAAGTCTGAAGACGGTGCTGGCAAACAGCCTAAGATTGCAGAGCAGGCCGTCAACGACTCCGAAGACATGATTGAGTTGATGATGGAGGAGTTCTTTGGGGACGTTGACAGAATCATCGTTTGCGCTGGAGCCGGTGGTGGCACTGGCACGGGTGGCGCAATACCCTTAATTGAACTGTCCAAGAAGTTCATGTCTGAGGGAAGAAAAAAGCCGGACTCTGTGGGCTTGATTATTACGAGCCCCAGAAAGCTTGAGTGCTCTAGTACGATTGTTAAAAAGAACGCCAAAGACCTCCTGCAGGCTGTTTGCAAAATGTGCGGCGATGGACAAATCTCACCTTTGATGATTCTAAACAATCGCAGAATCAAGAATGTCATACCAAAAGCGACAATGAAGAACATGTGGAGTCTCGCCAACGAGCACGTAGCGGGACTGTTTGAGGAGTTTAATACCATAACCCAAACACCCAGCGACTTCGAGTGTATGGACAAGTCTGACCTCGAGACAATTATGCTCAAGCCCGGCTGCGTTTCGTTTGGGAAAGTATCAATCAATGCAGACTGCTCAGCGCAGTCCATCAAGAACTGTGTTTTTCAGTTGTTTTCGAGCACCCTGTTTTCACACTCCGAATCGGACGTGTCACAACAGAGTTTTGGCATAATCATTAAGGTTCCCACAGAGGTCTTTGAGACCAACGAGATGTTCTTTGAAAACCTTGAATCCGGCCTGCAGATGGTTCTCACGCAACTTCGAGGAGGCTATCTTCATAAAGGCATCTACGAAGACCCAACCATATCTGAGCCTGTTATCTATTGCATATCACGGGGAATAAAGGGGCCAGAGAAAAAGGTAATACAAGAACTCTAGTCTTCTGAGTTCTTAATAGGGGTAACGACAGAATCGATGGATTCGACCTTTGCTCTGACGACCGCGACATTGGTCTTAATCTTTCCAACCTCTTCAATCAGTCGATCTAGCTTGTCATCGAGACGAACCATACTCTCTTCAGACGATGCAGCCTTCTCTAGCGCAACGTCCGCTTTCGATGAGACGCTTCCAATTGACCAAACAGCGCCACAGACGGCGACAAGAATAGCTAAACCAGAATTGATATGCTCGAAACTCAAAATGACACCTTAAGACTCTCACCACCGATTCTATCGTTGGATGTACCTATATATTGGCGAAAAACGACACTATCGGCAAAGTATTCTTACAATCGAATCGACACAAATCAAGAACCTGATAGATAGTCCGCTGATATCAATTCGATACATCTCCCCTCGGAGATCGCCTGACCGTTGATCTCCCTAAGCTTTTGAATCGCAGACCCTACCACCTCCCACTGCTCAGACGTCAACCTCACAGTCTTTTGCTCTGGTGGAGACTCCATGAGCTCGTCCAACTCATCGTCCTCATCAAGATCTATGTCAGGTATGTCGATGTCGAGGCTACCCCAGCCTCCGAGCTCCTCTGGGCTAAATGTGGGCATCAAATCTTGAACAATGCTTCCCACGTCGGAATTGAAGTAGCTCAAGGACTTTGTCTTGTTGTCTGCAATCGCCAGGGCCTTTGCTTCGTCATCGGTCCCCTCAAAGGTGCTGATTGCCACATGGGTAAACTTCAGTCGCTTACAAGCCTCAAACACGCCATTTCCGCAAATCACCGTCCCATTGTGTACTGTAATTGGCTTATGTTGCCCAAACCGAGAGATGACTTGAGAGAGAACCTCGTAACTTACTTCTGGGTGGAAGTTGAGATTGTCGGGATCTGGGTTTAGGTCTGAGATCTTTACCAATGACGTCTCGAGCTCCCTGGTTCCGCTCCAAATAACCTTACCCTTAGTAGCCATCTTTAAACCACCCGTTCCCTTTTAACGTGAAACCCACAGACGCGGGGACTCTGCGGACAGACCCCGTACATCTTTCGTCGCTATCGGAGGACTCATCTACTCGCAAGTAACAAGTAGATACGGGTTCATCATTGATACCTTGAACAACAAGAAAGCTATTACCGCATTCGCTGCATGTATACTTGTATTTAGGCATCGTTGGATCTCACGCTTGCATCTGTAAACCTTGCGAACCCTTCCAGTCTGGATTCTTTTGACAGATCATATCGAAACCTTCTTACCTTGCTTGGAAACCCGCCCTTGTTGCCCTCGATGGTGTGCAGGATGCCGCCCTCAAATCTTTCAACTACACCAATGTGCCCTTGCCAAGAGCCTGGGGTGCCTCTGTCCCAGCAAACGATGTCGCCTGCACAGGGCTCAGACGCCTCAACCCCAGATCGCAAAATGTTTCCATACAGGGCCTTGGCGCCAAAGCTGGTATTGAATTGCAAGCTGACGTTGTCTGACTCTGCAGCAACTGAAAGCCAATGCGTTACCGCTGCGGCGCACCAAGCCCCATCATTGTCATCGTCACCGTCAAACTCCTTGCCGAGGAGCATCTCAACGTACTCCCCACTATTGTTTCCACCCTCTTCACCCCTGCCTAGATCTGCAATCGCAGCCATAAGAACAGACAGCCCGAAAGGGTGCATCGTCGTAGGCTCTGACACTGCAAAAGATTCTGCCGTCAACGGACCAAAATACCCATCAGCCTCTAGGCCGTGGGTCTCTTGCCAAAGCTCCGTCATCTTCACCAGCATTGACGGGTGAATTAGACCATCATCAAGCTTGTCCAAAAAGTATTCTTCTCTTCTCATTGGTCGTCCTTTCTTTCTAGCTTCTTTCGCTCTCTATACGCCTTTCGGGCATTCTTATTACTGCACGCCTTGGAGCAGTACTTTCTTTTCGGCAGCGCTAGCTCATTGCATCTGTGCCAAGCACAAACCTTAACGGGGCTCTTTTTCTTTGGTGATACTTTAAGGTAAACCTTCTGTGGGGGCGGCTGAAATGGAAAGGCCCGCTCTGGCACCTTACACAGTTTAGAGGGTCGTCCAGTGCAACTCTTCTCACAGTCGTTGAAATAACATGTGGTGGCGACAGATGGAAATTTGACGTTCATGTGCCGAGGACACATCCACTCCGACTCACTGATCCAGAATGGTACCTTCCTCCGCAACTTCCACAACCCCTATGATGCCCCGTCCCTTGCCAGGATCCTTGTATCTCTTGGTAAAGTACTGACGATTTGTCGCAGAAGATTCATGGCTTTTCATAATCCTGTTGGCGGCAATACTGTGTCTAATCAACTCATCCTGATGCTCAGGCTTTAATCCAAAATTCTCATCGAGCTCCTGCAGAACCTTGATTCGAGACTCCCTCTTCTGGAGTTCCTCCATATCCTCAGACATCACCCTCAAAGGTCTCTGATAGCAGGGCACGAGCGTAGCGTACTTGCCCTCTTGACCACCGAACGTATCGGCGTCCATAACCCAGCTTAACCCAGGATGACCACTGCCAACCTCGTAGACAACAACGTCTCCGGGCTGAATGTCTCTTACATCTCGCCCACATGCAAGTACTTTTCCATACACGAACGCAACAGACGCAGAGCCTATAGGCTTAAAAATAGAGCCCGACTTTACTAAATCCTGACCCTGCTCCAAAGGCTCCACGGCACAGTATATCCCAAGCGGTCTAGCTGCCATCCCTGATCCTCTCGTACTCCTTGATTTCCGCAAGGATTGCTTTGCGGTTTGAGTTGAGCGCTTCTAGGCGACGAGAAGTCTCTTCGATATGGTCCTCGGTGAACTCGAGCATACGCTTTGCGTTTGATATCTTCTCCTCAGAGGTCTCGCCTTCCACCTCGCCAGCGTCAATTTGACACTGAATTTTGGACCTTCTCTCATACTCCTTGTTGATAAATGCAACCGCTTCAATACAAGTGTCCCTTGCAGACGCAATAGCCTTCTCATCACCTCTCACCAACCTAGCACCAGGGGAGCAGTGCAGGTACAGTGTCTCAAGCTCTTCCACAATCTCATACAGGTCCTCTGGGTTTGCGCCATTCTCAACCATAAAAGATGCACGCTCAACAAGCTTGATTGCTGGCTCTACCTCTTCTTCATAAAGCTCACCGTAAGCATCTATTAACGAAGGCACCTCTGAACAGATCCACCGAATCCTTCCTTCCGTGCCCATGGCTACATCTTTATGCTTTCTGGATGTAAAATTGCCGCCCACAAACGAAGCGCTCCCATCATCAAAAACAGTCAACCCGCTCAAAAGGGGTCCGACTACAGAAGATTGCGTCATTTGAACAATGTTGGGACCTAACCAATTTCTAAATCGAAGATATTCTTCGGCCACCTCTGGCGATCCATTCTCTGGATCTGTCCCAGTTGCATCATCAATCATGCTTAGGACGTCACACGCAAACCTAGCGCAAAGCTCGTAAACCTCGGTCCTGTCCGTAGACTGGTCTCTGAATGTCCTAATTTGTAATTCACCCATTTTTGATCCTTTCATCTTTGCGGTCCAACTATTTCCCGCTTGTATTTATCGTTTGGCCACAGGTGCCCAGTGTCTGAACTGTGAAACAGTTTGTGTTGCATTGCAAAACCCACACGTATGTACGCTCGAGCCACTGGGCTTATTCTTGGTCTCTTCAGGTGCGGCTGCATGCCTGCTGCGAGCGATTCAAGCCTCTTACATAGACCTGGGTCTAAATAGCACTGAAACCGCCCGTTAATATCATCTATCTGGGTGTCGGACATGTCGGGAGGAAGAGGGGCGCTCATGCCCAGCTCCATCAAGAAGCACGCTTCCTGCGATATGCTGCGCCTATGATAGTCGGCGCTTCTAACCAACTTGGCGTACAGGCTCTGCCCGAGGTGCAGGCATTTATTTATATACTTCTGCTTCTTTAACATTTTCATAGACACGGTCCTTACCTGGGGTGACGACTATGAGCCCACCCCCATCATTTATCGGCAACCATCGAGCAAACCATATGAGCTCAGGGCTAAATCCGCTCTTTCTACTAGGGAAGTTTGCCTGACAACACAGCCAACCGCCACGAGATGTTTGGATACCGGTATTGTTCATGTACTCAACGATGAGGTTCCGATATTCAATCATCTGCGTATCGCAATCAGAAAAGGCAGACTCAGGCAAGGCATAAACACCTCCGCCTATAAATCCGCCATCCGACATCTTCCACCCCTCGATGCAAGATATTGTCGCCTGAATAACCACAGATAAGATTCCTTGAAGTCTATGAAACATGGGTAGACCCACACTCATAGCATACCAACCCATCTGGTGTTGCAGACATTCTAGCCCCACATTCAGCGCACATCGGCACCTCCCTCAAAGCGACCCTTCTATTCGTCGTCATTGTTTTTTGGGTGTTAGCCTTTTTCTTTTCATTGCTCCGCAAGGCAAACCATCGCGGCGCCGAGATCCCCTTAGAAGTCATGAGTTGACCTCTTAAGGTATCTCAACCATGCGTAATTCCTTCTCTCAGAAAGGTAATTTTCGTTCCTGTCATTATCATATGACTCTCGTTCGAATGGCGAATTCCTATATGCGTGAAACGCGGATCTGTATCGGACGATATTGAATATATAGAACAAGATTACTAATGCCCATTGACCCAAAAACAGGAGCTCGAGTTGCTGTTTCCAGTGAATCGTTTCATGGAGGCGCAGCCGATCTGACATTGGCCCTCGAGACCAGACCCAGGGACCAAAGCTGAACGCATATAGCTCCCCAGGAGAAATCTTGTAAAGGATAGTCGCAAAGCGACTATTTTCGAAAAAAATTGGAAACGACACTTTTGCTACCGGCCCTCATAGAAAACATATGCAATCGTCCCTACGGTAACCGCAAGTCCAAACATATACACAGCACACCCAAAAAATATCTCCTTGAATATTTCTTTATACATCACTCCCCCTGAACGCTTGATAACATAAACGAGCAAACCGAAAAATATAATAGTCATAACGACTACTATTTAGTGCTCACTTTACATTTTATTGGGTACTGAAGGGTTCCGACAAAATTAAAAGCTCAGAAGATGAGCCCATCGAGCCTCCTGCCACATTCTTCATCCCGTATGACCAAGACAACGGAGTGATCAAATAGCGGCTATACAGCGCTCGTATTGAATCACTGTCATTGTAACTTAAAACCAGACGAAATCCTTTACCGTTCAGTCTATGCACTAGCTCGGCCAGCCTTTCGTGCTCGAATCCTCGGTGTGCGTTTCCTTTGTGTCCATATAAAGCCGAGTCATCAATCTTGTATGGGGGGTCCAGATATATCACCGAGTCTTCAGGGTCTGAGTCAATGAGGTCTTCGACAACGTCAAACACGTCGCCTAGTCGAACCTTCACATTCGGCGCATGGAAATCGGCAAGTCTTTGTATTGAGCTCTCTGTAAACCTCTTTACGCCTGGAGACATCCCTCCACTCATTGTGGCGCCCGAAAAGCTAGACCTGTTAAGGGCATAGAACGCTGCAGCAGCATCCCGCCCAGAAAGGCTTGGGAGCTTCTTCTGTAGTGATAAGAACAAATCCTTGTCCATTGGTCGATAGGCGTCAACCTTGTTGCTTAGAGGTCCTGGGTTTGACAGAGCCTCCCTCCAAAACGCCACAAGCGGTGGATAGATATCATACCCCTCAACACGACAACTCGGCTTTTGCTGAGCCCAAGCAAACTCTATCGACCCACCACCAAAAAACGGGGACACCAGCACCTTTGCCTCGAATCGAGTAAGAAATGGCATAATCAGAGAGACTGCCCTTGTCTTGCCACCCGGGTATCGCAGAACGCTTTTGCCTGTGTATTTCATGTCGGTCCTTTCTGTAGCGGCACAAGAATCTGTATGCCACACTCGATCGGATTTTCCTAATGATTCCAAGAGGCTAAAATGGCATGGATTGCTGTTTTGACATCCGATAAGCCTGGTTGCCTGATGACCAGAACTTTCCTGGGATCGCTTCACGCCGCCAACCGTTTGCCTCAATCCAGCCTGCAGCCTCTTCAGGTGGAACAGCATGCTTCTCCCACCGCTGAATATAGGCTGCCCCTACCTTAATCAGCCCTTCTACCTTTTTTCCGTCACTATACGGTGCAGTCCTTCTGCCTTCTTTGTCCATGAACTGTGAGCGCTTCTTTCGAGAGGTTTTTTTCCATCCAGAGCACTTGTATACGTGCCCTGTGTGCCCCAAGCCTTCATCTGAGAATGTGACCAAAGCAGGCCATCGCCCCCTATCTATTAAATTTCGCACTTGAAATCGCAGAGGCTTTGACAGGTGTCGTAGATTACGCTCTTCCTTTGGGACAGCCACCATTCTAGATAAGCATAAAACACCGTAACTGGCATCAGGAAGCACAGATCTGGCACAACCTGCCGCTGGAGGCTGCCAGGCGAACGCAGCGACAACAGAACCGCGCTCTAATACTCCGAATAGATATGTACAGACGCCCCCCATTGACTTATACCCGTGATACCTTTGAAATAACGGCAAAGCCTCGGTTCTGGTTATCGATCTAATTTCAAAAGACACTTAAACTCCTTTAAGTAAAACAAATACCGATATCATGCGTCCGCGAAAAGTGGGATTTTTTTGTTTTTATCACAACCATGTCCCCAAAATGCGCCTTTTTTTCCAAAACTGAGCATAACCATGCCTATAATCGGTTAATCCAAAAACATTTTGAGACGAACGACCGATGACGAGGCCGACACAGACAATTACTGTCTTTGATCCCTTAACGAGTGAAGAGCTCGTTTGCTATGGGCAGCAAACTGGTGAGGGGCTCATTTTCTACTCTGAGGACGGATCTGAAGTTTTGAAGTTGAACTATCACGCAGCCAAATCGAAGATTACAGGAATGTCGCCCAACGGCAGAACCTTTGAAGCGAATGTTCGAGGAATTGACAAAGACTCAATCCTTGAAAGCGGAATCCATCGACTCGAAATCAGCACCAAGACCGCAAACCGAATTGCGACGTGCATACAGGCAGGCAAGGTCCGAGACGTCGTTCAATTTACAAGACGTGAGTTGCTCGAGAAACCGGGCATCGGAGCCAAGTCTGTCGATGAGCTCGAGTATGCTCTCGAACGCAAAAACCTCCGACTCATAACAGAGTCCGAAAAGCGGCGACTTGATCCTAAATTTATGCCCAAAAACCCCGATTGTAATCAATGGCTACAAATCGGCATCCAGATAGCGTAAGCACCTGTAATCACTTGAGGAAAGAATTGATCCTGTATTCAATCCTTTTGCATCCTGTATCCATTTAATAGATACTGAGCGTATTCCCCTTTGCTTTCAGACACTTAGCGCCCCTAACTAATTAGTATAATAATATATATATATATATATAACTAACTTAGTTGTTTATAACTAAGTAAACCAATTAGGTGTATACTCTCTAAATCTATTACTTAAAAAACTACTAAACATTACTACCCCCCAAACCCCCCTTCAGTGCTCAATCGAGATGGGGCTCAGAATTGATTGGTTGAAAGAATCTGATTTGCTGGTACAACTGAGTGAGTCATCAACTGCTCCGTTGTGACATTGGGAGTCCTCAGGTTTGTTGGTCCTTTCATGGGGACTCCCTACTTTCCAATCAAGATATATTTAGAGCTCGACAAAGAAGGTAGCCAAAACTAGGTGACACAAATCACCTTAGAAGGCTGAGAACTCCTCTGTATTCAATTTAGATAGGTGAACCTATACATCGGCTCATGTTTGGGTCATAACGTCGCTCAGAAGGCTGGCATTTGGTTCATAACAGTGCATTGGAATCCAATTTTCAGATCTCGCTGTCATGGGGGTTGTCCGCTATGTTAAAACCCCTTTCCAGTCCCCACGGGGTGCCTGATTGTGTGCGTATAGGGTAGGCTTCACCAGTAACCGATCGGTCGGTTGTTTACGATATGCGAAACAAAGCACCATCCAACCCGATAAACTGGGCATCCGTTCACAGTCTCCGACAATCTCCGAGGCTGTGCCGATACTCTCCGAGGCGGTGACCCACTAAAGGGCGGTTACCTCGGCAGCCTCGATCGGCCTTCCGCTGCCATCCATCAAACCCACAATAACCCCAAACCAAACCCGACACATCCGCCAAACCTCAACCAGTCCGCCAGCATATCCCGCGAAGGTTTGCACATTGGGCGCCTATGCTCCGCTGTGGTCTCTTTAGGTCCTGGGCTAGCCTTTAGTGGTATTCAATCGCTTATACGGTCGTTTTCGGGCTCTACTGGGTATCTGTGGGCCTTGTTCTCGGTACGTGTTCACCTTGCAAAGGGATCAAGTTTGGATCAATCGATAGACGTGGCAATGTGTACCAGTGGCGAGCAATCGCGATCGGTAGTGGTGGTCTTCGCCGGTCGATGGTAACCCGTGGTCACCTTCTCCGAGTGCATCGGGGCGCGGTCTCCTACTCAGCTCGAACCGTGGATCGTGGTCCTGGGCTCAATCGCTCCGAGTGCATCGTTTGATCTTGCGTCGGTGGTCGGTGGTTCGTTTGTCCGTGTGTGTGCCGTGCTTGGCGTCTGCTGCCGTTTCGGCTGTCTTTGCGTGTCTGCGGTGGTGCTTTTGCTTTGCGTCGCTTAAATCGCCGATCTCGGCTTCGTCTGCTGTGTGGTGTGTTGGTGTGTCTGCGGTCCTCGAGGCCGTGTTGAATTGTCGAACGGTAGACACAAAAAAACCGACCATGTGGCCGGCTCGTTTGCTTGGTGGTGGTCCTGGGTCAACCGTTGGCCATCTCGTCCAAAGTCCGATCGTTTGCTTCGGCTAGTTCTTCAACTGCGGTCAGTCGGTCATCCCATTGTTCGATCGCTTCTTCACACTCAACGATCCGATCGTCTTGGTCTTCGGTCACCTTCTCGATCGCCAAGTCTGTGACAAGCTGAACAAAAGCCCATGAGGCGATCCAGGCTGCGAGCCGATAGCGTGCGACGTAATAAGCGCGAACGATTCGCGGTTGTGGTTTGGTTGTGGTGTTCATTTGTTGCGCTCCTTCACGGTTTGCACCGCTTCATCTAGTTTCTTTTCGTCCATGCTGAACCGATGCCGTAACTCAAAACACCACCCGGGGTTTTCTGCGTGCATCTGGCCGAAGTCTTCGCGGACGGCCTGGGCTTCGTTTTCATCGAACACGGTGACGTTTAGGAAATTGATCTCCCGTTTTCCCGTTGTACAGTCGATCGGCCTGAATTGCTTATGTGTCGGCCCTTTGCCGTAAAGAATGTAGAATTTCACTTGATAGCCTCCGTCCGTGTGCATCGATACTCGCCGATCAACTGAACGGCCCGATCGGTGATTCTTGGATCTATCTCCTCGGCGCCCTTCCAAATCGCGAGGTTTGCTTTCCGCATCTCTTCGAAGGTAAACCGGCCATTTTCGTATGCTCGGCGCTGGGCTTGGATAAGTTCAGCCACACACCGGCCATAATTTTCGATCCTGGTTTGTTCGCGGTTCATCTTATGCGCTCCTTTCGGTGATTTGGAATAATTCAACGCGGCGAGCCGTTAAGGATTTAGGTTCTGAGTGGTTGCCGTGGTACGGTAACCAGATCCGCGGGTAGCCTGTGATGGCTAGGCATTCTAGGTGCTCGTCACTGTTTCCGCTTTTCCATCCCTTCGGCATCGGCTGGCCCTTGCCTGCCACCTGTGCAATCGGTTTCCGTGGGTCGATCAGCTTGTCAAACTTTCCGCCGTGACTTTGGACAAGCTGGACGCCTGCGTTCCAAAGTGGCTCAAGGTTGAGGTGTAGGCTTTTTGTGTAGGCGTACGGAACAAACCGAGTGATTCCCATTTCATCGCGTGCCCATTGCCTCACCTGGGTGACCGCTGCGGCCATGGCGTCGACATAGTCTTGACTGAAAAAATCGCCTGAGTCGTGCAAGCGGAGCGCGATATTCCGCGATCGCCCCGTCTTGTATTTGATCCAGTGCTTGAAAATTCTCACTAGCTCGGCGGTCATAGCTTCAACTCCGCCGCGTTCCTGGGCGCGTTCTAGCGTGATCAAGTTGCGGAATCTGAGATCGCTTGCCTGGGGCATGACGTATCTAGTTTGCATCGCATAGCAGTATACCAAACAGTCTGACGCCCCGTGACAGATCTTTCCCCCGTTGCCGTCACTGTACGCGGGCAAGGCAAACGATCCGATCACCGGGTCAATCCATCCGTAAACATCGCGAAGGATGGCAAGCGTTTTTCGCAGCTTTGCGTTCCCGCTGCTATCGGTACAGGTTGAGATCGTCGCATCGCTCGGCTTCTGCGTGTACGTGATCTCTTTCTTTGTCTTCCGATCGATCTTCGTCACTTGGAATGTTCCGTCAAGCTGCTGAGTTGCGCGGGCTCTACTGGTGGCCCACTTGTCGAGGATGACCGGAATTTTGATCCCCTTCTTCGGTGCCTTCTTCATTTTGTGATCCTTTCGGCGGTGGTGTAGCGGTCATAATTTCGAAGGCTCGCTTTCGCGGGCGTCTTTAGCTGGGTGCGCTCTCGCATAAATTCGAGATATTGCGACTCATTGAGACCTAGAAGAGTTCGAAGCGCCCGATCGAAAGTCGGCGCGTCGGTGGTCTTGTCCAGGTAGATCCATCGTTCAGCGTGTGAAACTCTTGAACAGTTCGAGATCTGCGAAGCGATACCGAGACGATCTAGCAGGTCCGCGCGGACTTTCAACCAGGCGTGCCGACTATCAACGATATATTCGAAGCGATATAAACTGCTCATCTTGTTTCTACCCTTTCCCTTAGTAGCTTGACCGCTTCGTCTCGCGTTAAGTCATACTCGATCGCATAGTGCCAAGAGTCTCCGATCCCGTCCCACTTAACGACGCAGAAAGTCCGGCCCCCTTCTCTCCATCTAGGGTGACAGACATCTTTGACGGTCGAACGGTCAACGGCACAGATCCACTGTCCCTCTGTGATTCTTCGCATCTCTACGATCGGCATGCCGTTAATCTCGGTCCTGGGCATGTGTCGGCGTGCGTCCTCTTTCGCCTGGTCTGCCATGGCTCGGCCATAGGCAAGCACCAGATCGTATTCAATCCCCCATGCGGCGGCCTCAGCAAAGATCGCGGCCGTTTCGTCGATCTTGTCGTTTCTGTGGTGGCATCGATCATCAATCTTGATCAATGCGCTGAGTAGTTCACCGACTAAAAAGCGACGGTGTCCCGCGCTGGTTATCTCTCCGACTGGCGCCTGTGTCTGAATTACTTTGTTCATGGTTGTGTGCTCCTATTGTGAGACCGCGAAAACGGTCATGATGATGAAGCCGGCCAGGCATACGGCCGGAAGTGTGATTAGTGCATGGAAGTCTGAGTCTCCTAGCGCCTTCTTAACCTTGGCGATCTGGGTAGCGTATCGGGTCCGAATCGCGTGGTTTAGATCTCCACCGAAAACCAGATCGATCAAGATGAAGACAATGGTGCAGCCTAAAAAGGTTAGGGCCGCGGCCGTGATGTTTTCGGGACAAGCGACAAGAATGAAAGGCCCAAGGGCGATCAATGCTGAACCCTTCAAAATCTGCGCAATACGTCGCGCGGGCGGTGTGGTGGTCTGTGCGGTGTTCATTGGATAGGTCCCCCAAGCAATGCGTTGACAATTCCGTCAGCCATGACGACCAACGACAAAATGATGAAAGCTAAAACAAGATCTTTAAACATCGGTCTAGAAACCTCCCAAAGCTGTGATCTCTTGTGTGTCGGTGATTGCGTCGATTTCTTGGGTGTCGTCTAGTAGGTGGTAGATCTCGGCGTCGGTTAGCGTGATGACTTCGTCCGCAACCAGTCGAGTACATCCAACGTCAACCTGTCGGCCCTTGGTCCCGATGGTGGCGCCGATGGTGGCGACTACTGCGAAAGCTCCGATTATTGTGAAAAGTGCCAACATTTGATTTCCCTTCGTTTTGTTCCGTAACTCTCCAGCGGTTACCCCTACATGGTACACCATAAACAACGGAACACAACCCACATGATCACAAAAACAAACAACAGAAACAGAGCGACGGACTCTAAGTGTTTGCAATCATTGGCTTTTTACTAATAAAAGTACCTTAAAAAAAATCACATTTTTCTACTAGGTGGGGCGCCTTTTGTTCACATATTGGCCACCGTAGAGCACTGGATCGCCTTGGTCGTACCCAATAGCCTTAGATAGTGGCAATGGTGCCATGTGTGTAGGCGGTGCGCTTACACGGTGCCATAGTGTGATCCTGTGTGATCCTGTGTAGGTGCTCGAGGCGACAATGTGATCCGATGTGATCCCGTGTAGGTTCTCGAGGCAACAATGTGATCCGATGTGGTCTCATGTGGGCAAATAGTTGGTGCTGAACATCCGTTCATTGCTGAACATTTGAGCAGTGCCGAAAATTTCCTCATGACGCGGGTGATGCGGGCGTGCGCCCGCCCGCGTATAGGGGGTGAAATTACGGCCGATCCCAAAAACCTTTGTGGAACTTGGGCGGCTAGAGTGAAAAAACTTTTCCTGGGGATCGGCGATTACGTCAGATCTCAAAAACGGCTCTGGAACTTCCGAGAGCAAAATGAAAGGTGGCAGAATGAGCTATCAGATAGAAGAGAGACAGAAAAGCTACGCGGTTTATCACCAGGGTGCCGATGGGTACACGGTTGTGGATGAGGTCTGGGGCGATGACTTTCGTGATCAGACCGTCGCTCACCTGAAATCCAAGAATCGTAATGTGGTCAAAGTGGTTGAGAGGACCACAGACGAGCAATCTCTTATTCATAGAGCGTTAAGTACGTGCCCAAAGTGTGGGTGCGATAATATCGAGGCAGATGGTGAACGGTACTGTGCCGGCCTTACCCTGTTTTATTCTCAATTATTCTGTACGTCTTGTGACTTCGAGTACACGGTGGTGTACCAAATCAAGTCAATTCAGAGAAGTGTATAGTTATGTTGCGGTTAGCTTAATTACGTCAAGATTAAAAAACCTTTATAGAGCATTGGAGCAGATATGAAAGTGGTGATTGTTAACTTCAACTTAAACTCGACCGTAGAGTATGTCGCTCGGAGTCGAGAGGATTGTAAAGACGAGATAGACAGGATGGCATACGATCTTGCCTGCGAGCACGGCGAGGTCAAAATGGGCCAGGTTTGGGCCTACATTGAAAGGGACTACTCATGATTAGTGTTAAGTACTCAGAGATAAATCAGTGCTGGTTGGGGTTATGGAACGATCAGCTGATCAGACTCTTTGTCTGCAAGGTTGAGGCAAACGAATGGCTAGAAAAAATGACTGGGGGTGCGCGATGATTCAGCGAATTGATTTAAGGCTTAGTGACGACGCAAACGGGGATGGCACTGTTGACTGTGCAGACATCTCCATTGAGATGCAGGGTGGCGCCCTGGTGATCATGGACGACGACGGCGTTGAGCGGTTCGGTGTCTATTACGCGGATGGCGCACTGCGCGTGGTGGCATGGTCACATGATTCTGGTGAGGTTGTTCACGAGATTGAAAGCAGGGTAGACCAATGAGGTTACGATGTAGTAACCCAGAATGCGAAAGCAGAACATGCCCAAAGACAGAGGCATACTTTCATATAACCGTGTCTTTAGATGACCGTCGCAGGCTTGTCGAGTCGGTTGACAGGCACTTCGTAGATGCAGCGTGTTTTACATGCTCATACTGCGATTGCGATGCCGAGGATGTGGAAGACTAAATTACGTCACTCTCAGAAAACCTTTATAGAAATCAACGGAGCATTATCATCATGAATAACCAAAGACCTAAGAACGCCTGTCGAACAGAATTTAGAACACTACATATCAGCACCGCACACATGCCTTCGTCTGAGCCAAGCTTTGGCACACACTCAGCGTATAAGTTTCTATACGGCTACTTCATGTACGTATCCTTCGATCCATACGAAGACTACTCAAGCGAGCCAGAATGGATAACGAAGGTGCTCTCATACGCACACAAGAATGGCTTTGATATGATCGTCTTTGACTCTGATGCATTTGTCAACATTGCACTACCTACCTTTGACTGGGATAAAAACAAGATCAAGATCCAGATCGAGGTCCAATCGAATCCCTTACCTGCGCTTGAACCACGCCGTTTTCTGGTCTTTTGCGATGGCATCCTTGCAGGACATGTGTCTGGGGATTCTCATGGATACTTTGAAGGCGACCTTGAGTACAAATATGGTGATTGCGTTTACCTGTGCCAGGTTCACGATGCTGAAACCCTTAAGGAGGTCAGGCTTCAATTTGAAGAGTTTATTGACTCGGTGAGTAAAATTCCTATAGACGAGCAAGGCTTATATAACGCATGACACTTTTGACATAACCCTTTAATTACGGAACAATAGAAAAACCTTTATAGACCTTTGAAAGGACCAACGATGTTCAAAGATTTTATCGATGCATATGAAGATACTCAGACTAATAAATTCGACTATACTTTCCTCAACACGGTTGACGACTTCGTCGCAACACTAAACCGTCTCATCAAGGGCTCAAAGCTCGTTACTCATGCCGACATGAAATGGCTTGGCCACCGGCAACGCGAGGACCTAGCAGACCAACTTACAGAGAACTTCGCTGTCCATGTCAATCGCTTTGGCACAGGCAACGGGAAGCACAGCGGCATCCTGCCAGGCTGTGGCGTCTCCTCGATTCACATTCGGAGGATCAGATGAATATCCAACAATCAAAACCTGAACAATCAGTCATGCTTCAAAAGTGGCTGGTGTATAACAATCATGCCGACAGAACCATGTACATGTGTATAGTCGTATGCCCGCATTGTAAGGAGGTCCACAAGGTGTCCTTTGGTGGGTGGTCAGCTCTCAGGTGTACAGGCTGCCAAGGGTACTTTGGCAGGCCAGGAGCGACAACATGAAATCTTACGACAACTGGATCACAGAGGGTGATGACATCACCTGCACCGAGTGTGGGTACGTCTATACTCAGGCAGATGGCGGGTGCGATCCATGCATGATCTGGACAGAGCAGACCTGCGAGAAAATCTATCAAATCGCCGAGTCAATCAAGGACCACCAGTTGATGGAGTTTCTTGATGACTTCCGTGCGGCCTCAGATCACCTAGACACGAGAGAAAAGTGGTCTGAGCTACTCGAAGAAACTACCGAGAAACAGCGCAAATTACGTCAAGATCAAAAAACCTTTATAGAGCATGGACGGCCTGTCACATGATCTTCGACAATCCGATATACATTGCGACTTTGGACGTGAAGGGACTACTTTTTGAGCTGGTGGTTCATGGATACAAGACAGAGCAAGATAGGCAAAAGTCGATTTGCTACGTCTGGGATAAGCTCATGCTTGTTGAGCGCCAGACCTTAAGGCTGGCCCATAGCGAATTGACACCTGGCAGCAGAACGCTCGGTCGTGAGTCCAGGCGTGTACAGACCATCATAGACCAGTCGATGTTTGTGTTAGACGAATGCTTTACAACAAAGGGTGGACTGTCCATATTTGGGATGCAGCGTGGTCGCGTTACACTGAGCCTTCCGGCCCCAAGCTAGGCGCCCACCGATCTTTGTTATTCGCGATCACTTCAACTTTTGCGGTTGGTTTGCACAGAATTACGGCCAACACAGAAAACCTTTCATGAACTTTCGGGAGCTTTTCAGGAAAATTGGAAGAGATGAAAAAGGATTTGGGCATGGCAAACCTTCTTAGCTTTCCAGAAAGAGCAGAACCCGTTGGGGATGAGCCTGAAATCCGGGTGTCTGTCGGTAGTCCAGATGAGCACACGCTGCTTCAGTTGAAAATGTCTACTGAACAGTTCGAGCAATATCTCGATAATTTTGGCACCGTGCTGTCTCGTATGTTTCCCTGGGCAACCATCAAGCTTTACAGCAGGCTTGTTGATGGTGCCGACGTTCATATTACACACACCGCATATGACAGTCACATTGAGAAGATAGAGATTATAAGCCTGATCCGAGAGGTCAAGCGAGGGATCTTGGGATGGAGAATGTAGGAGTAGTTAAGTTTTTTAGGTTTTGGTCAGAGGATTATGGGTGCCCGTTGACCGTAAAGTATGAGTGTGACCTAGTTCGAGGCGCCAGAAAAAAGGACACCATCAGAATCATTTCAGTCCACAGAGATGACGGTCAAAGCGTGAGCGAAGACATGAGTAAGGCTTGTATGAAAGACATTCAAGACATGCTCGTGGCTTTTATCTATAATTAGAGTCTAAATCGAGGTGTGATATGCATAAAGAAACCATAAACTTGCCCGTTGTCTATGTGAACGATTACATGAATGACGAAATTCAGTCCCGTTCAAACGAAATCGCGAAATCGGCAATGTTCAACGCGATTGCGTGTATTCAGGAGTCTCTCGGGGCAGATAGCGAAGGGGCCGCACGTTACTGGTCCGAAAGAGGTAGTGGTTGGGATGAGGTTTGGGACATCCTTGCTGAGTATGCTGAATACGAGCTTAGGAAGATTATGGAAGGGAGGTTCGTCAATGAGACTAGGACTCTACGCTAGAGGTCTTCTCGACGAGATCTATCAGGCAAACTGTCAAAGCTTTCCTATATTTCGGATTCAACAAAGTGTACGGGTTGAGCCGACATCCAAGAAAAGAAGGGGGGCGTCAAGAATTAGGGCCGTGATGAGACTGCAACGCATGGGTCTCGTTAAGGTACTTGAGCACAAAAAGGTTTCGATGTCTGGCACGAGGTCCACTGTGCATGTTATTGACTGTGAGCTCACCGAGAAGGGTATGGAATTTTGTAAAAACTTCAAAATCAAGTGATCTGACCAACGTCACAAAGGAGCAGTAAATGAAGCAGTATGAATTATTTGTTGATACAGAGACAACAAATTTAGAGATTGACCCACGATCAGAAATTGACAGGATGGTTGGGTACTTACCTACGCTAGATCCCACCGAAAAACAGTTAACGATTGAGCATGTCCAAAGAAGACTAAGTGCCTTCCTCTTAGAGGGGTCGTACTGCCCCTGCTGTGGACAACATGTTAAGATGCGAAGCGAGTCATTAACAAGAACCGTCGTCGAACCGTTAATCTGGATGGCAGAAAATTTCTGCGTCATCGATTGGTCAGGGAAGACACCAATATTGGTCGAGGCAAAGTGGGTAAGTGTATCCAAGTCTGCACCTAGGGAGTTTAGGACTTCGAGGCATTACACTCGAGCAAAGTACTGGGGGCTCATTGAGCAGTCGATTGAGGACTCTGTGGAAGAACAACTTACAAGCGGCTTGTGGCGCCTAACACAAAAGGGTTTGGAGTTTATAAGCGGAAATATATCCCTCCCAAAGAAAGCCCATGTTTACCTAAACGTTGAGCGCGGCTATGATGGTGATCGAATTCATGTCACTGACGCACTGAACTGTGAATTTTCACTAAGAGAGCAACTAAGGAGAAGGTAGTTTGGCCACTCATGAAACAGGTAAACTACTTAAAAAGATGAGGGCAAAGCCTGGAACACCATACGGACCCATGGGTTTGCCAATAAGTTACAGAAAGGACCATTATGAAACCAAAGCAAACACGGGGGCCCCGGGTGTTCCCAAGAGCAGAAGAGCCGATGGAAAAGACGATAACGGAAAGTGAAATCGTAGAGCGCATGAATTGCGAGGTATCGTTTTTACGCAGACTAAATGATCGAGGGCTGATCCATACCCCGACAGAGTCCCCATCTGGACCGTTGCACCCTCAGGCAAACCTTGACTTGATTACGTTAGCCAAGATTCGACTTGAGAAGCTGAGATACTTGGAACTCGATCAAACTACGTGCCTGGACATGGTTAGGTCTGACGTTATACGCGATGTGATTAAGGGCCACCATCAGGAGGGGGGTCAGCTTAAATCTCTTACGTGGAGAGATCCTGTGAGCCAAGACTGGATGTATCTTCAAAACTCAAACTCCATGTGCTCTTTGGCTGAAGCGATGCTTTCCATTGTCTCTGAAGACATCAAGAGAATTGACCTTGTTGACATCATTAAGGCCAAGAAGCTTCTGAATAAGGGGTTGTCACCGCTATTTGTTTTTCGCGACGACTCTATGCATGTAAGAACCACTGTATCTTTCGACCTGAACGAGCTCGAACCATTTACCTCAGGTTTGTACAAAATAAACCCAGCAATCCCATATTTTGAAAAAATCTGGAACAGGCTAGGGGTTCCGTATAGTTCACCCTCTAGAGTGCCAAAACTCCTGAGCATTACGCAAACAGACATTGGTCTTATTGAGATGGCCCATCTAGATGACGACGGTGAAATAGACAGCATCAATCTTGGTGCGGCCTAATGGGGTTCAGTAGGCACCAGAAAAGGCAGAATCAAACATCGCAACGATCCAAAAACCTTTATGCAAGCTGCAACCTCGGAACCAAGAGGAAAGTCCAAGAGCGGGTTCTGGACATGATTCGAGAAATCGTTGATGAAAAGCACTGGCCCACTTTAATAAACATTGCTCTTGCGGATAGTCACGGACACTATCTCGACAAAACCGACCAGAAGCTTTGTGCAATCTGGAGGTCTGTTGAGTCAGTCGTAAGATCTGAAATGGCGCGTATTCGACCAGACTTTCTGTTTGCAGATCATGTTGAGGTGACTTACGATATTTGGTTCAAGTGCAAGTGCTGTGGATCAGAATTCAATAGAGTTGGACCTGAATCACCCAGAGTGAAGGGTGGATATAAGGTTTGCAGATGGTGCTTTTCTCGATGCGAAAACGTAAGAAGCAAAAAATACACAGGATGTGAATCCTGTACAACATACGACCCGAAAGGACCAAGCATGAGCGTATTCAACTACGACCGAAACCCAACACTCGAGGCAAGGAAGCTCATCAATGAAATTGAGCTCCACTATTCTAGCGGAGACACATTCACAGTTGACGACCTGTCAAAGATTGCGCCGGCGGGGTGCTTCACACCGAAACATGGACGAATATCCAGAAGCGTAATCAATCAACTAATAAGATTCGACGTAATCACAAAGTCGGGCGACATCTACACCTACACAGGATCTATATAGATTATATCTAGAAATAGTGTTGACTTGAGTTATTTGCTCCAGTAGATTGGTCTTACCAACAGAGAAGGAGCAGAAAATGTCTAACAAATCATCACCCAACTTTTCAATTCACGATCCAAACCTAGAGATACGGTCTCTTCTAGAGCAGTCCACCATACTGGCGGAGTCCAAGATTGGCGTTAGGATGTCTAGGTCTCAGGTAATCCGCTTTCTTGCGATGCAGTTTATAAACTCTTCAGATCGAAAGGACGTGTAGTATGGGTGCAGTAATTTACGTACGAGTATCGACCGATGAGCAACACCTTAGCCCAGATGCACAGATCTTTGAGTGCAGGGGTATGGCCGAGCGTAAGGGTCTTTCTGTAGAGGCAATTCATGTTGAAAAGGGTGTCTCTGGCGCTGCTGCACTTCATGAGCGCGAAGTGCTGATGGATGCGATATATGACCTAGGGGAGGGAGATATTCTCATCATCTCAAAGCGTGACCGTCTTGCGCGTGGTGTTTCTCAGGCCATTGCCGCTGAGACCTTGGTTAAGGAGCGCGGCGCAGTGATTATGTCGGCAGATGGACTCGACCATAGTGACGATCCAAACGCAGTCCTCATGAGACGAATCATGGATTCCTTCGCGGAGTTTGAGCTCGCTAAAACGAAAATGAGAACTCGAGCGGCGCTACGTCAGCTTCGAAGAAACGGAAAGAGGGCCGGCACGGTCCCTTGGGGAATGTTTGCTGACGAGGATGGAAATCTGCACGTCCACCGAGAGGAAGCAAAGGTTCTCAAGATGGTTATGCGCCTGAGGGACGCTGGGGTGTCGTACCAAAAGATCTGTGATAAGGTTAACCAAAAGGGATACGTCAATCGTGCAGGAAAGCCTTTTGTGAAAATGTCTATTCACAAGATTTACGCTGGGGGGCTCAAGGTTCTCGAGGCCAAGGATAAGGTAAGCCTGATATTGCAGGAGGGACTAGTATGAGGGTCTTTATACACATAATTAGCGACTTTCTTCGTCTGGTACAGCGGTTTTGGTTTAAGGTTCAGATGCATGCAACAGATGACATGCGCGATGAAATCCTAGGTCGAGTTAGGTTTTTCCTATCCAAGGTTGAAGACAGGAGCATACCGTGCTCACATGTCTTTATGTTGAGCGACTCATCAGTATTGCATGTTCAGTCGGACTCCAACGGGGTTCACCTCACCAGATCTATCCAGGGGGGCGTGAACGGGGGTCTGTACGACGCTTTGCTAAGACATGCTAGGGATAACCCCTCAGTGATATCGCAATGAGCCACAGGAAGCACAGAGAGGACTCGAAAGACGATTGGAGAACCCCTCCAGAGCTGTTTGCGCGTCTCAACAGTCGTTTTAGATTTACGGGCGATGCATGCGCCAATCCCAAAAACGCACTCTGTGCTCGCTTCTTTACCTATAAGTCAAATGCGCTTGCCAACAGCTGGTCCTCGCTTGGAGACCGCGTTTTTATCAACCCGCCTTACAGTAAAAGCGCAGAATTCATGTCGAGGGCTTGGCATGCCGCGAGGGATGGTGAGGTGAAAGAGGTTGTGGCCCTCATGCCGTCAACGGTAGACGTGAAATGGTTTCACAAATACGTGGTTGGGAAGGCGTCAGAATTGTGGTTCATGAAGGGCAGGGTAGGTTTTCTGAACCCATCGACAGGCAAGCCTGTGGGTGGAAACGTGGTTGGATCCATGATTATCGTGTGGTCCGAATCGTCGTGCAGGATGACGGGCACGCGACTAGGGTCGTTCTGCTCTAGAAGCTTTCAGCCAATCGGATCGGTTGATAAGGCGTATTGGGTTGCGGCCTCTGAGTCAAACCTTATGGACCTAATTACGTGACCCTCGAAAATCCTTCCTGGAGCTTTCACGAGCGGAGACGATCAAAGACTCAATGATTTGACCCCTCAGGTAGGGAGCTTTACGATCAGCACAATCTTCGTCTAGACCCTTCTCCAAGATCTGGTTGTCAATCCAGTCAACCATATCGCTATGAATCTCCAACATTATCTTCATCTGTTTTTGCTCATCTCTTTGCTGAAGCCCTCTGGATACCTTGACTCAAGCTTTTCAATGTTTGAAAGACAGACGTCCTCTAGAGATATTTCTAAGGTGTCTGCTAGGCATGCTACATACCAAAGAATGTCTCCGAGCTCAGATTTAACGTGCTCACGGTTCAATTCGTGGCCATGAAAAATATGCTTTTTAAAGTAGTCGATAAGCTCGCCGCTTTCGCCAGCAATGCCCATGCACAGGTTTGTCAAAGATTCCTGCATGCCTAGAGTTTGATTGAGTGTTCTGGTGGCTTTTTCTTGATAAAGGAGCATGTCCATAGCAATCCCTCGATAGTTTGTTGGGTTCAATTCGATCTTTTTAGTTCAAAATAGATCAAATAAAGGATTGTCAGGATGATGCAACCCAAAACTGCGTAGTCATTCGGTGGTTCAAATTCTCGATACTGAGCATATTGATTCATGATAAAGTCTGGCGAATGTCTCAAGATAGTCTCCTTTTCAGGTTTCCGCCGCGAATCTGAAACAAGCCACTTTGAATTGATTTCCGCATCCTCTCGAGTGCTTGACTCATGGCGTCTACCTGATCGTCGTTAGGCCCAACGGGAAAAGATCCACATTCCCTTAAGAAGTCTACGACCCAAGGGTAGTGTTTTGGGTTCGGTATTTTAACATCACCAGCTTCAATTAACGCACTTATCGCAGAAGCTCTGGCGATCTTTGAACCGTCAGGCTGTACTGGGATTATACCGGGTATCGACCCCTTGAGGGTGTCTATGATCGCCGGTCCGTTCGCCTTGTCCTCTACGAGAATAGCCTGAGTCATCGGCCACCTCGCATACATCTCTTTGAATGAGCTGATTGTTTGTGGAAAGGACATGCGCTTCCTGAGCTGGTCAAGTAGGTAAAAGTCGGCACCAATTCGACCCCACACCTGACAAACCACGAAAGATCCCTTCTTCGTTCCCTTGAAGGCCATATCCCAGCTTTGGATAATTTCATCCATCGATGCTGGAAACTCATCCCAAAACTTCCACCACTCCTCCCGAAACAACCCGCCTCCAGCAGGGGCGGGTCTCTGCTGGAGTTGCGCCGCAGCCGCGTAAGCACCTAAACGTTTTTTCAGTTCATCGAGCTCGTCCCTGCCAAACCTGTCTGACCAAAGAAGATCACCTTCTTCCTTCCTTGGGTCCTTCCATCCGAGTGCGGTCTTCGATCTGTGTCCATCAAACTCTGCGGCAAGACAAAGGTGCTCATAGCCCCCTTGCTGTAGAACATATCCACACAAATCGTTTTCATGCACCCTCTGAGCGACGATGACCTTGGCAACCTTCTTTGGGTCATTGCCTCGAGTGCTCATTTCTTCATTCCACCAGTTGACTACCTGCTCTCGTATTCGCTCTGATGGAACGTCACCGACCTTGTGAGGGTCGTCACAGACTATAAAATCCCCACCTTCACCAGTGGCCGAGCCTCCAACAGAGGTAGAAACTCGATATCCTGTGTGAGTGTTTTCAAATCTGGCCTTCTGGTTTTGATCCACGTTGAGCTTTACGTCCGGCCAGTGCTCTCGATACCACCTACTCTCAACGATTCGCCTACACTTCAAAGAGTCTCGAATGCTTAGACTTTGAGCATAGGAAGAATAGAGCCACCTTGATTCGGGTCTCGTTGCCCAAACCCAGCATGGCCAAAACACACAAACCAGCATCGACTTCATGTGGCGGGGCGGCATGTTTATTACAAGGTTTCGAATGCGTCCGTCTGTAACAGCCTCGAGGTGTTCACAGATGGCGTCTATGTGCCACCCGTGCTTGTATGGGGTCGCAGGCTCTACAATGTGCCAACAGTGCTGCGCGAAAAGCGACAGTGACTTTTCCATGTTTCTCTTGGTGAGCTCGCGAAGCGCAAGTTCGAGCCCCTCACGACCCTGGGCGGGCATCAGTGTATCTTCTTTCCGTCTTTAGATGATAGGTCAAACGCTCCTCCAGACTTTTTAATCATCTCCATCAACTCTTCATCTGTGAGCGTGCTAATCGCGGTCCCATCGGGCTCTGAAGACTTCTTTTGATTTGAGCTTTTGCCATTAAAATCCATTAGCTGGATGTATTGCGCTGATGCACGTATGAACTGATTTATATTATCTTTGGATATTGCTGTTGCCATGGCGCGTTGAAGGCTACTAACGTGTTGCATCTTCAGACGATCCACAAACTCTGCGTCTGCAAGTCTAGCAGCGTCCTCCGACATCTGCTTCTTGATTATGCGAAGGTCGCTGAAAATCGTGGCGGTGTTGGTATTGAACCTGTCAGCGCACTTTCTTGCAATCGTCCTATCTGGGACGTAACCGAGCAAAAGTTCTTTGATGTACTCTCTTCTCTGCTTGACCGCAGATTTTACGCGACTCATCGTTCACCTCCTAGCAATATACAGAACAGATACTACACATAATACCAGAACGACAATCCAAAGATAATCGTGAATTGAATCGAGGCACAACGGCGGTTCATCTCTTACGCTGAAGGCAAGGGTAAATACTAGCAACCCAGGTCTCCGCAAGGTTCGTCCCAATGCTTTTCAAACTTATCCTCAATCGAAAGCACCGACTTTTGATACCGATTAGCAGACTTCGGAGCTCGGCTGCACGGTCTTCCGCTGAAATAAGCACACAGTCCAGACTTTATGCCGTATTTAGACGTGTAATGTTTTAGTGCGTCTATGCCTGCCTTCACCAAGTTACATGGAGACCCCTTGCACCAAAAACGAGGCAAAACCTGCATTGGTCCAACCGCACCAGCACTCGATCTTGCGGTTCTAATGAACGCCGACTCTCTCCAGGCAACAGCGATTGCCAAGACGGGGTCAACGTCCTGCATGATTGCCTCAACACCGACATCATGACAGACGGAAACCCTGTGCTCCACCATCGTGCTCGTCTGGGAGGACACGATTGCAGTACAGAAAACCATCAAACAGTAGTGAATCATTCTCAATAATCCCTTCGATTAACAAAAAGCTGATGCTTACGAAAGAAGGTCGCTCTTGCTTTTCCTATGTCTCCAAATCGATGTTTGGTCATGTTTATAAATACGTTTGGCGCAGGCTGAGATGGGCCCTCTGACTCATCCTCATACTCAATCTTCATTATCCCACTTGCATCATTCTCAATGTCTTTAGACTCCCGCGCCTCACCCTGCTTGTTCTGCTGAGATAGGGCTATGATGACTAGGTTAAACTCAATGGCAATGGAAAGCAGGTCTGAGGAGATCTTCTGTATCTGCTGCTGTCTCGTTGGGGCAGACTCACCAACAATAAGTTGGAGATAATCGACAATGATTAGATCTGGTGTGTTGTCATCCCCCATTCTTATCAACTCCATCCTCAACTGCGACGTGGACACTCTACCCTCCACAAAACTAAGATTATCGCTGTTGCCCTTTAAGTCTCTTGCCGCGTAAACCATCGAATCAAGCTCATCTGAGCTCAAGTTTCCATTATCAATTCGCTTTCCATCTACCTGAGCCCGCATCGATATCAAGCGCTTTGCCAAATCGGATCCTGACATTTCAAGTGATAGGTGGAGGACTCGATATTTGTCCATGACAGCAGAATTTACAATGTTCAGCGCGAGACAGGTTTTACCCCTGCCTGTACCACCCATCAAAATATACATCCTCTGCGGCTTAAGTCCCCCTGTGAGGTCGTCCAACTCTCGAAGCCCTGTCTTAATACCGATTATTTCATTACCAGACTCAAACCTCTCCTGTGTTTCTCTCAAGGCTTTTGCAATCGCATCGGACAGGCTAGTGACCTGCAGCCCGTCTGGACGGCTTCTGGCACTCAACTTGGCTACGAGTGCATCGATTGTATCATCTACTGGACAGCTCGGATCAGACAGTTCAGTGACCGCCCTTACCAAAGAAGTTTGGGTTGATCGTCTCTTTGAGCCCTGCTTCACAATGTCAATATAAGATCCGTAGGATAAAGAGGTGGCAACGCACTGCTCGACTGAGTGTATAAAATCTAATGTCAGACCAAACGTGTCTTCATTACACCCAGTGGACTCTGCATGCTCAATCACCTTTATGGAGTTAACCTCCTGTCCGCTATTTATAAGTGCCTTTATGGAGCTAAATAGCCTTTTGTTCTGCGGTTGATGAAAGTCATCCTCATCAAGCCTCTGGCTTATGTCTGCGACCACAGACCTCTCAGCAAGAAAACAAACCCCTAAAACACTTTTCTCTGCAGCAGAAATTGCGTCCATCATTGACCACCTCTAAAAGATTCTATCGTTTCAAAATTTGTAGAAGTGGATAGCCTCGAGAAGGTGTGCGTGCTGACCCTGCCGCTCGACTCTAGGCTCGCCGCTCCCGAGCCGAAAAACCTAAAGTTCGTAGCAAACACAGTTGGTCTCATATCGTCATAACGACGGGCTACCAGTCGATGAATGACGTCCTTTTCGAATTCAGTTCCGATGCCCGCACCGAGCTCATCCACCAGAAGGATCGGCGCCGATTCTAACAAGTATAGGTCTCTGACTGGCTGCTTTCCAATTCGTCTTCTCTCGTCATCAAAAAGATCTATAAGAGACAGGTACCTAGCATCAAGACCACTGTCGATCATTTGTGCGGCCATACAGGCAAGCATGTGCGTCTTTCCGCTACCGGGCGGACCAGATATGGTCACAAAACCTTCTGGCGACTGACACCAATAAGATAAAGACCTACAGGATTTCTCATACTCAGGTGAAGGCATCTTTGAGTTCGTAAACCGTACGGACAAATACCTCTTTGGCAAGTTTGCTCTCGTCATCTTTTCGCTCACAACCTCCTGCCTGCAGTTTGGGCAGTCGATTGCAAACACCTCGCCCTCCTCAACACGAATTATCTTCAACATGCCTCTACATAATTTACACGTCATCCCTTTAGCCACTCCTCTCTGGTTGGAATTGCACCCTTTTTCTTTCGACCTTTGGATAGAACCTTTTTTAACATATAAGCCGGTCTGGCAGTTCCTCCACACTTATCGAGAGCATCCATGACAGACTCTGCTCCGTGTTCTGATACCAGGCCCTTTATTATCTCGAGAGATATCGCATCGAGCGAAATGACCCTCGTGGACTTTCCGCCCAAAGACATGCACGATATTGCCTTCTCGACAACATCGACAATCGTTGGACCAGTGCTTGACGATTCCCGAGTGTAGTGTGAAAATTGGGGCACTTTTAGTCGCTCTACCTTACGCTTCTTCACCCTTTGGTCTGGCAGAACAGACTCCCAGGCAAAGTGCCTCCATCCGCGTACGATTTTCTCCTTTGGGGACCTGCCGCCAATCGAGCCCGTCACCTCACAAAACACAATAATCCCCCGCTGCATTGCTGCACGAACCTGATCCTTGGCCTTCGCATGAGAAAGCCCAGACTGAGCCTCGAACCTGTTGCAATCAATAAGCGAATGCGACACAACACCAAAGTCTTTTACCTTTGCGATCGACAGAAACCAGGCCACAAATACCCAGCAGTCTGAGTTGTCCTCTAAATTACTCATGTGAAACTTGATCCATCGATTTTGGTTCGGCATAAACCTCTTGTAACCTCTAAAGAATAAAACCTGCAACAAGAAATTGGAAAAACCAAAATGTTTTCATCATTAACCATTTATTATTGTCTATACCAATACAGCATGCTACATTCTAGTCTGAAAAGGAGGCTCGATGGAGAATATGGAGAGCGAAAGAAGAGGCTTTTTGGAGCAGCGAATTAGGAGCAGGCTTAGATGCGTCATGTCCTTCAAAGGTATGACGAGAAAGGACCTTGCCGAGTCGGTGTCGCTTTCAGAGTGGCAAGTCGGCGAGTTTTTCCGAGACAGACCAATAATGGTCTCTGAGTTTTTGGACATTTGCGAGGCGTTGAGCGTGGACCCCTCTTGGGTGATGTTCTCGAAATCGTTTGACATTGGGAGACTTGGCGATGAGTGACAAGGTTGGCGAAGAAGTGCGATGGGCCTTTGCTCTGGCAAGGGAGGTTCTCGAAGACCTCTCTACAGCAGAGAGCGTGATTGCGGCAGCCACAATGATCCTTCATAGGACAGACGTAGACTATGAGAAGGCTGAAATTGAAATCCAGAAGGAAGAAAGAGCAAGGCTTGGTGCATATGCAACACAACGAAAGTGATTCTTGGATTGTTCGTCGGAGCAGATCGATTGGCGGCAGTGATGCCCCATGTATACTTCATGGGAGGATAGCTGCAGACTTCAAGTCGATGGGGTCTGAAATGGACATATGGAGCTCCAAGGAGCCCGTAAGGATGTTCTATGATCTGCCTATAAAGGAGCAGAAGTCGAACCCTGTTTTTGAGAGAGGGCATTTAGCTGAGCCGATTTGCAGAGACTATGTGTCTACTGTACTTGGGGCCAGTTTCGGCGAATGTTTTTTGGACATGTACAAAAGGGACGGGTTTGAACAACTTCATGGGTCAATTGATGGTGAGGGGGTCGTCGACGGAAAGGTCTTTGGGCTCGAGATAAAAACCATGGGCTTCAATGGGGACTCTTGGGAGCACGGTCTGCCTTTAAGGGTAGAGCTCCAATCTCGTCACAACTGGTTCTGTCGTCCTGATTTGGACGGGTTTTATTGCGCCGGATTTAAGGCCAGCGAAAGAATTTGGTCCCTGGTAAACAAGGGCAAGCTCTCTATGGCTGACGCAGTTTCAGAAGGCGTAGTAGAGTTTTGGTGCATCGAGCTGTCTGAGAACTCTTGGTACGAGGAAACCTGCGTTCCAATACTGGAAAAATGGTGGTCTGACCATGTCCGCGAGGTTAACCCGCCAGATTCCGCCGACCACACTGCAGAGTGTAAGAAGGCGATTGATTCAATTTATGGCGCCCGTGATAACGTTGTCGACCTTACAGAGGATTTAAGGTCCCTCTGTGATAAGAGGTTTGAGGCTGAAGAGAAAAAGTCGTTTTGGACAAAGGAATACTCGAGGCTCAACAATGAAATCAGGCTGAAGATGCAGGACAACAAACTGGCCCAGGGGGACTCGTACAGAATAAGCTTTTCCAAGAGATCCAGAAAGTCTTTTGATAAGGAGTCCTTTAATGATTGGGACCCCCATCTTTCAGTAAAGTATTTCGGCGGTGAAGAAGCATTAAAACGCGACCACCCAGACATCTGGGAGCGATTTTCAATGAAGACCCCATATCAGACGATGACGGTAAAGAAACTCAAAACCAACAACGAGGAGGGCACTAATGCCTAAAAAACAGACGGAGCAGGACACAATAAATAAGCCGGCCAGAATCGTAAGCGAGCAGGGTTTGGCGAGAGAGGTATTCGAAACTTTTTCCAAGATTAAGTTTTCAGAAGACAATCTTGAGCGAATCAAAAAGGGCAAAGACTTCATAGTGTACATCAAGTGGGCCACCGCAATTTTGATGTTGCGTAAAACATTTCCATTGAGTGGGTTTTATTGGACCAGGTTTGAGAACAACGAGGGCAAGCTTGATGAGTATTGCTTGTTGCCTGACGGGACTGCCTATGTTCAGAGCAATCTTTGGATTTCAAAGGATGGATTTAAGATTGATTCAACCTGGGATTTGCCTGTTTACGGATATGGTCACAAGGTAACCAACTCGTGGACAGCAAACGATTTGAATACAGCAAAAGTAAGGTGCCTTGTAAAACACCTTGCGACACACGGTCTAGGCATTGACATCTATGGCGGCAAAGACGAAACAGTGTCTGCATTAGAGGCCAGCATGCTGGACACGGCTGTTGACTTGCAGCTATTTGAATTGAATTCAGAGTTTAGCGAGCAAAACGGAGACCTCTTTGACGCCCTCTGCGTCCGAGCCTGGAACAAATTGGACCCCAAGTCTAAGGTCAAAGACGTTAACGACTTAATGAATAAATATGGTGGTCGAGTGAACGCTTTTATAGCACACTTGGCCAAGGATAAAGACCTCTGCCAAGAGGCTGAGGTACTCGGAATTGTTAGGAGCAAGAAATGAAGACATTTACGATCACAGGCAGAGTTGGCAATGTTGATCGGGTAACCGAGACAATAGTAAACGTGAGCATTGCAACGGACCGAACTTGGAAAGGGCAGAAAGAGACAAGTTGGAACAAGGTTAGCCTTTACGGACAGACCGCAAGCTTCGTGCATCAGTATTGCGCCAAGGGGGATATCGTCACAACGTCTGGAGAGGAGTACCAGAAGTCTTGGACAAAGGATGGAGAAACAAAGAAATTCGCCCAGCTTGACGGTAAAATGTTCAAGATTATACAGAAACGTCGAGACGAAGATTCGCAGGGGTCGCCTTCTAGCGGATCTCAGGGTCAGGGCTCCTGGGGACAGTCTAATAATCAGGGCAGCAACTGGGGCGGAAACCAGGGCGGAAACCAGGGCGGAAACCAGGGCGGCAACTGGGGCGGCAACCAAGGTGGGGGCTCTGGACAGGACCCAATACCTTTCTAGGAGCATAATGCGTGAGTTGGCACTATTTGCAGGGGCAGGAGGAGGCATCCTGGGAGGAAGAATGCTTGGATGGCGCACCAGATGCGCTGTCGAAATTGATCCCTTCTGCAGGTCCGTACTGCTTAAAAGACAGAGAGATGGGCACCTTGAAAGGTTTCCAATCTGGGACGACATCAGAACCTTTGATGGACGACCATGGTCCGACTCAATTGACATTGTTACCGGAGGATTCCCCTGCCAAGGAATCAGCACAGCGGGTTCGCGCAAAGGACTTGCCGACAGCCGTTCTGCGCTTTGGTTCGAGATGCTCAGAGTTGCTGGAGAGGCTCGGCCTAAGTTTGTGTTCGCGGAAAACAGTCCGAATCTCCGTGCCAATGGGCTCGGCACCGTCGTCGAAGGACTTAACTCTCTGGGGTATGACGTTCGATGGTGCGTGCTGGGAGCTTGGCACCTCGGTGCGCCACATCGAAGAAACAGGCTCTGGATACTTGCTTCCGACCCCAACGGCATCCCAATACGGCACAACGAACAATGGGATACGCCCAAGGACGGGGCAGCCATATGCAACAAAAGGCAAAATGAGTTTGAGCAGCATGGCTGCGAAGGGCCATTGGCCGGACCTTTTGGCGACTCCAACAGAAGCAGGCAATCAATTGACCCCAGACATGCAGAAGTGGCGGGGGTGTCGAGCATGGGTGTCGCACCCTCCAGAGGTCAACACAGTTGGTGGTCCATTAAGCCCGTACTGGGTCGAGTGGCTCATGGGTTGGCCAATAGGGTGGACAGACTTAAATCCATTGGAAACGGACAAGTTCCAATCGTGGCAGCAGCAGCATTTAAAATACTTTCCGACGAATTCACAGGAGCAGAATCTTGATAATAGGCATTGACCCAGGCCTGTCTGGAGGCGTCGCATGCATGGACCTGGACGGCAACGTGTCTTTCGCAATCACTACGCCCACAATCGCCGTGGGCAAGTCCAAAAGAGATTACGACATTGCGGAGATGAAGAAGATCCTTTCTAGGGGTGACGCAAAGTGGGTATTCATAGAGTCTCAGAGTGCAAGACCTGGTCAGGGCGTGAGCTCTACTTTTAAGACTGGGTATGGATACGGCATATGGCTCGGAGTTATAACGTCGTGTGAAATTTCATTAAACGTGGTATCCCCGAGGACGTGGACATCTAAAATGCTTTCTGGTGTTCCTGGCGACGGCAAGGACAGGAACATACTTGCAGCAAAGAGGCTGTTTCCGAAGACAGACCTACGCAAGTCTGAGAGGGCGAGAAAGCCCCATGACGGGATTGCGGACGCTCTTCTTATAGCAGAGTATGGACGAAGGCAGATCGGCAGGATTAAGGCATGAAAATATTCTTTACGATGTGGCACTCTATCATTCCCCTTTTAAGGGAAGTTGACGGTATTGAGGTCATTTACGACGAGAGGTATGACTATAGGTCCTTTGTGGAACGGGAGGAGCCGGAGTCGAAAGATTACCCTTTGAAAAGAATCTTGCGAGACCTCAATCCAGATGTGCTGGTGTGCATAGGCCCTGCGGTCCGATGGGAGGACAGTTTTACTGGGTATTTTCGGGGCGCCGTCATACCGTGGTACGGGCAAATCGAGGGGAGGGCCGCAGTATGCATGACTGAGGAGGATCCGTCGATATCCATTGACTCAAGAAGAGGGCTCAGGGGTTGCGACTGCATCAAGAGCTCGTTCCATGCGTATGTGACCAACGACGAGAAGTCGGCTCGAGAACGACCTGTAGAGTCAAAAAGGGTTTTGTACGAACCCGGGTCAGACCCGTGTACTTTTATTGAGTGCCTTCGCGACATTTGTAGTAGAACAAATCGAGAGAAGATCTTTTATGGTCTAGAGGGCTAAAGCAAGAAGCAGGGCTCCAACGACGGCGCCAATCGCCGCTGTTGTTATTGAGTTCCTGAGCGATTGAAGCCTGTGCGCCTTCTGTAATTCATCGATATCTTTTTGAGCCGACTGTGATAAGGCAGAGATTTGCAAAAGGTGGGTCTTCTTGAGCTCCTCCATGTCTGACCTTAATGTTCCGACCTCGAGCTTCAGTCCATCAATCATTTTGCTGGCCATCTCGAACTCGCTAAACACGGTTGCGTCCGCCTCCTTGGTATAAACAATCCCGCCGCCGCGAAGCTTCAAGATGCAGCCTTCTGCAAAGATGGTCACATCTCCAAATTCGTTTGGGCAAGGTATCTCTACCGTTGCACCATCACCCCTCGTCCACTTCCCCATCGTTGGAAATGCGTAACCTTGGTCGATCCACGACAAGTGACTCGTAAGGATCAACATCAAGACGATCAGCCTTTGCTTCATTCTTAGACTCCTCAGAGGACTTCTCTAGTCTTGAAACCCTCTCTTTGCTCGCCTGAATTGAGCCATCAATCACGGCAATGGCGGAATCCGCAACGCTGCTGACTTTGTCTATCTTTTTCCTGGCACGATTCGCCACTACAGCAACGCCCGCACCGCCAGCCAAAAGCCCAATAGACCCAAGCCAGTACCCTAGCGCCACAAATACGATTATTAGGACCGAAAGGGTCAATATGTTACTTATCTTCTTCGACATCTGGTCCTGACAGTGAGGCTGCGGCCTCGATTTCCTTCGCGTCTACCCACCCCTGTGCAACACAGTAGCCGATGGCAACAGCAGCGATGCTAGGAATGGCCTCTGCCCATCCAAGGGACCCCTGGAGTGCGCTTGATACGATCATTACGATCGAGCCCAGAGACACGAATAGTTTTCTAGATAGTAGTTTGTTCATTGGGTTCTCCTTATGTCCAATCAAAGTTGCCCGGATCCTCGCTATGATTTACGGGCGTTACGAAAGCGTGATTCACGGCAGGATGTGTCTGGCTATTCTTTTTCTGAACCAGCCACTTGTTCCCGTTTGAGTCCGTTAGTTCTGTTGTCCCATCCACAATAGAGTTATATATTGTGGACGTAAACTCTGTGTCTGGGGCGCAGATGTGATACCCAGAAACTGCCGAATGTGGAGTAATCGTGTGCTCATAGGCCCGGGACCGTGTTGATATAACCATTGACTGTGACGTGTCGAGCTCTGTTGTGTGTCCAATCTTGGATACAAACAACCACCACCTTTCCGAAGTTGAAGAAGCGTCCTCATGCTTGCCTGCAACAAGGTATGGCTTGTCAGTGTCACCCCCTTGGTGAATAAACTTCATATTGTTTGAGTTAAAAGACTCGCCGATGTAGCTCCAGTTTTGCGGGTAATTGAATATGTCGTTTACAAATGTGGTATCTGCGAACTTTAAAAGAACAAGCTCTGTTCTTCTGGTCGGAACCGCCTCCTGTCCGTTGAATATTGCCTGCGACGACCCAAGGTTCTCCAACACGCTTGGAGTAATAAAACCAATTACCTGAATAGTGCCATAGTAGGAGGCTGGGCCCGTATAGGTTGATCCTGACACTGTACCAGATGCAACCTGCCGTCCGTTATTGCTGCCTGAAAAACTCTTACCCTGGTTGGCCAGAGCATCCCTCTGCGCCTCAGTCATGCCATAATAGTCTAGACCGTAAACGTCATTCTTCCAGATATCCTCGTCTGTCAGGCTGCTAAACTGTCTAGAATTGTTGGCGGCGCCAGGAAATGTGTCTGTAAAATACTGCAACCCCGTCGTAATCATTGTTCTGTTTGAAAGCTGCAACTCTGTCGTCCAGTAGTTCTGGTATCCATAAGCAGCAAGTGCAGCACCAACAAGTTTTTCTCTGGGCCAAAGTCCGGTGTGGTTTCTCCAGATAATGTTGTGCCCTTCTTCGAAATACCTGATTTGGTTCTCAACGCCATCAATGGTTCTTGGTAAGAAAGAAAAGCCGTAACCCGAACCAGCAACATTTAAGTACCCATAACCAATTTTATGCGAACCCAGCATTGTTGAAATCTGAACATCATCATTCATTATCCCCAAAACAGTCTGACCAAGACGCATAAATCCCTTCACATTAAATCTTGGGGTGGCAATTCGGGCGAAGTTCTGATCTAGCGGATAGACCTGCATGTTGATAAGGACGTTCTTCTTTTGACCTTTGACAATGTTGAAACTGGTGTATTCAAAGGGTATTAGCGATGCATGTATGTACTGAAATTTAGCGATTGATGAGGTTTGGGTTGGATGAGACTCTAAAATCTGCCAGTAACTGCCATCGTTTTCAAGAATAACCTCATAGCCTTCTCTTTCAGAGAGATCCCCGCTATTCGTAACATGGGTGCGTATTCCAATATAACTGGCGGACTGAAAGACTGATGCTGCATCACCATAGGTGTCTGTCAGTTGCAAATAGACTCCGTACCGCTTGGTCTCTTGCTCCTGTTCTTCCTCTTCCTGCTCTTCCTGTTGCTGATTGCTGGCTGCAATCGCACTCACCTCAATAATCTCCTGTGCAGATTTACGGAGTGTCGTATAGTAGTCCTCAAGCGTCACAAATGACAAAGATGTCGTGCCTGTCTCGACCTCCGGCTTGACGCCGACAAGAACCGCAGGAGAGTCCCTCAATCCTGCCTCGGCGTCATCAATCTTCCAAAGCTGGCCCAACTCAGAGTCGAGAAGGGTGGGGCTCATACCAGAATAAGAGACCGTAAGCCTTGGAACAGACCTTGATCGTATAATGTTGTCAATCGCAATACCCGCGCCCGACTTATCTGAAGCATCGGAAATATCAATCTCCTCAATCGACGTCTCTCCAAACAGAGACTTGCTTAAATTAAGAAGGTTGCTAGATGTATGGTCAACCATCCTTGTTTCGGATGACTCCTGAAATCGAGCATCGAAAGACATTTTGAATCGAAACTTATTAGCAATAGACTGCGTGTCTGTAATCTGCACGGGACCCCGCTGAAGGGCATTGGATTCAAATATGACACGATTCCCACTGCTCTGGTCGGAGGAAGGCCAGAAAACGGCATCCCAAGCAAACATGCCCCTATCAAACGACAGTCTTAGCGGCATATTCTGTAAACGACCCGCAACAATATCTATGACAGACTGCTTATTCTGC